ACCGAAGCCCAGATGCCGGACGAAGAGTTCGAGCGCTTCTGGGAAAAGTACATCTGACAAAAACATCTCATATGATAGAAAGGAAGTATACCGCTATGGCTATCAACAATGTTAACGAATTTCTCCGCAAGACCTTTTCCGAAACCATCTTCGGCACCCCTGCGCTCCGGCCGATTGCAATCTGTGCAGACGGCTTCAGCCTGTCGATTCAGGCAAGCAGTATGCATTACTGCAGACCGAGTAAGGACCTGCAGGACGGCGATTACTCCAAGGTCGAACTCGGCAATCTGTCTGAGACGGTCGAGGAGTTTCTGCCGTATGCCGAGAATGAAGCCCGTCCGCTGCTTACCGTCTATGGGTATGTCCCCGTTGAGACTGTGAATGCAGTGCTTGCCAAGCACGGCGGTATCGTCAACGCGTGAGGGGAGGAAACTTACGATGGAAGTATTCACTATCGTCGCCAATGAGGTCATTGGCTTATCCGCAACGGAATGCACGCTGATTCAGTTTAGCTACAATCCGGAGCAAATCCGTGACCCGGAAAGCGTCCTGCGCAGTGCTGTCAAGGACTATCTCAAGACGGATGAAGGCAAACGACAGCTGGAAATCAACTGTGGTTGCTGGAACTGGGGCGATGTCGATGACATTCCCGGCTCGTTCTTTTTGAACTATGGTCTGGCTAAAATCGCTCCGCCGGATGTGAATGTTGTCGTTGACCGCAACGAGAGTTTCACGGATGACTACGACGATTGCGAAGAAGAATAACAGAAAGGGCATGAAAAAATGCGTATTTATGCCGCAAACAGCGTATTCATAGAAGTTACGCGCCGGTGCAATATGTGCTGTGCGCACTGCCTGCGCGGAGATGCTGAAAGCATCGATATTCAGGAGAAGTACATCGATGCTTTTCTCGACAGCTTTGAGAAGGGAGCTTATATCAGCTCTCTTACCTTTACCGGTGGGGAAATCTCTCTGAATATACCGGCAATTCGATACACCTTGAAAGCTGTCAAAGAGCGTGGTATCGCCGTTGGAAGCTTTTACATGGTCACTAACGGAAAAGCCATCGATAAGATGGCTGACCTTGCTATGGCGAGTCTGGAGTGGTGGACCTACTGCGATGAAAAAGATGACGATATGTGCAGTCTTTGCATCAGCAGTGATAACTTTCACGAAGCAATCCCATATGAAAGTAAAAGTATCCTTAGTGGCTTGAAATATAACCGTGACGATAAGGTAACGGACTTTCATCGGGCTTATTTACTGAACGAAGGACGTGCTAAGAATCTCGATTCGAATGTCTATAAGAAACGTGAACCTTATGTAGACAAGCTCGAATACGAATTCAACAAAACCGGCGGTATCGACTTTTACAGCGGCGAGCTGTACTTAAACGCCATCGGTGATATCGTTTCCGGCTGCGATTGGTCCTACAAGTCGCAGAAGAAATATCGTTTTGGTAATGTAATGAACAAAAACTGGCTGGAGAACATTACCAACAGTGAGTTGTGCATTGCAAGCTAAACCATATCACTTATACATTGCCACCGTTTTCCTACAGAAACGGTGGCTTTTTTAAAAAAAGGAGGCCACAAATGGCTGAAATAAAAGACATGTTTGAACAAATCAGCGCCATCTTAACCGATAAGAAAGATAAGCCGTTTTCCTATGAGGAGCTTGCAGCAATGCTCAAAACTGACCCTGATGCCATCAAAACCTTTGATGAGGTCTATAAGACGCAGGTTCTTGAAAGTGGAGAGCTGCATGAAAATATGCTCCAGTGGGATACAGCTACAGTCAAAGCAATTCTCGACAAAAAGGTCTACTTCCCACCGGAACTCAATTCGCTCATTGACCGCATCGTCACAGAACTGGTGCTTGAAACGCGTCTGTACATCTACAACGCGGAACGCGGTGGCTATTATGTGACATACTCTGCCAACCGCGACTTTATGACAGAGGTTACAAACGAGGAGTTGAAACGCTACCCCGAAGAACTCCGTCCGCAGCTCACCGGAAAGTTGATGAAGATTGACATTTCTGAGCCGTCGTACAAGGAACTGCTTCAAAACTACGCAGGCTACAAGAATGCAAAGAACGACAGCACAAAAATGTTCTACTACAACATGTTCCGTCAAGGTCTTGACATCCTCGACCTTGATGACTTCACTTATCAGATGCTTGAGATGAACCCCAACTCTATGGGCTTCTGGTTTCCTCCTCTGGTAGAGGGATTGTACGGCAGCGCATTTTTCAACGTTCCGGACACAAAAATTCTTCGCGTACCTATCACCATGCTGCAGCTTACCCGCCTTGGTTTCGAGACGTTGAATCCTGTTACAAAGGAAATCGTGAACCGTTATTGCCAGAAAGTCTTCCATCTTGATGAATACGAAGACTATTTTATCAAAACGGGCACGTATTCTTCCAAATACGAATTCCGCAACGCTCATATCCATAACCCGAAGGAAATCAATGAGATGGGCGAGTATTTCTTGTTCTTGAATCATCTGACATGCTTGATGGCAGGCTCCCTAAACAGTCGTTGCTGCTATGGCGCTAATACTACAAATGAGTGGGTCGTCAGAGAGTATATCAAGGATAAAGAGAACAATCCTACCATTTACAACGGTTTGCCGCTGCACACTGAATATCGCGTGTTTGTGGATTTTGATACAAAGGAAATTCTTGGCGCAAGTCCTTATTGGCGCAGCGATGTTATGAAGAACGAATTCAAAGAAGTCAGCAGCCCACAGAAACGCCATGATTATGTTGTCTACAAGATGCATGAAGACATTCTGAACCAGCGTTACCACGAAAGCATTCAAACTATTCTGGCTGAGCTGAAGAAGGTTATTCCTCGCATTGAGTTGACAGGGCAGTGGAGTGTCGATGTAATGCGCAACGGCAATGATTACTACATCATTGATATGGCGCTTGCTGAGAACTCTGCTCTGAATGACTGCGTGCCGAGTAACCGTCTTCGTGCTTATCCGCAGCAGTGGCTGCCTGTGGCTCCGAACACCAAAACCTAAAAAGGGAGAACCATCATGAATACCATTTCACCCGTCTTCATCCATCAGCCGGATAGCTGTCACGGATGGGGCATTGAGTTCAATAAAGAGCGACCGTTTTGGGAGGCAGATGCCACCGCATTTGTCCGCGCCATGTACGATGAGATGCAGAGCCGTGACAAGAGCTTTAGCTGGTTTCATCAGTGTGGCAGCGGGCAAGAACAGAATGGAAACTACTACGGTTACCAATTTTTCGAGGTTTGTTCTAAGACTGAGGAAAGCAATGCGAAGCGCATGGCTGAAATCATTGCCGAAAAGATTGGCACGAATGTTGTTTAATAAAGGAGCGTTAATTCATCATGGATACGCTTTCACCTAAAATCACATTGTTTGGTAAAACGATGAACATCAAGGAGTTTCTTACTCTCCTGTACGCAGAAGCCAAAACTTCTGGATACGACTCAAATACCGGGAACGTTTGGTGCCTTGCTTATCAACGCAATGTGTCCGCGCCGGGAATCCCAATGGGCCAGTTGACGGAAGAACAGCGGCTGTATGTGTATGCCACAACGTTCTTGTCTTTTCTTTCTATTGGGAATAAAAAGAATACTCCTAGAGATTTCATCGTTAAAACGCAGGAATATGAGCGTGAATTTTGGCTGAGCGACAACATCAACAGCCAAAAAGCCATTCTTCCGGACAAGAATATGTGGCGTAATTTCAAGGATATTTACTCTTACATTTCGACCGACTATGACACAGGCAACGATGGCGTTCCGTTTGCAGACCTTCTGCCGGAAGAACGCATCAATGCCGCCGCCTATTATGTGGAGGAACACCTCGAAGACTGGACGACCTTGCTTAGCTTCACTGTTCCTTACGCCCGGTACACGGATGTCCCCAACGCAAAATAAATCTCATCTTACTGGAGCCGCCTTCGGGTGGCTCCTTTTTCTTTTGCCAAAAATTGCGACCGGATGTATAATTGGGAAAAGGCGGAGGTGCCAGTTCAGGCACTTGTTGTCGAGTATACGATGCAACAGATTACGACATGCAGCAATAATTGCATTTTGTTGCGAATTGCGTAAAATATAGGATGCAAATAAAAAGTGAGGTGAAGGAAAGGTTGTCGCAAATCAGAATTATCGCTCCCTATGGGGACAATTTCAGTGTCAGAGAATTTGTGGAATGGGAGTATAACGGCGGAAAAGAAGATTTTGAGCCCGATATGCACTGTAAATCATGGAATACATTGCCCATCGACGGAAAGCTTGGTCACATCGCCTGCAGCCTTTTTGGAGACCTCGCTAGTTTTGGCAGTTATAGCTGCCGTATTGGTGTCTCAGATGGGCATTCAACCTACTACTTCTTCTTTACTCAAGAAGGAAAGGACGAGGAGATTCTCCTCAGCCTTGCCGCTTTTGTAAATGTAATCTACACAAGTGCCGAAGAAACATGCAAACAGGGAACAGGGCTTACTTTTGCAGACTTACCTCTTGCGCAGAGACTTGATGTGATTGCAAAATATATCGAAAACAACTTTGAAGCATGTGTCGCAATGCTCGCCAATGTTCCTTATATGCAATGGACTTAATATTTTTTGCCATTTAGTGTTGCACATTTGTGCGAATTGAATAGAATTAAGAATGTAAACCAAAAAGTGCATCGGAGCGGTCAAACGCCGCTTTGTGCTATAAATTCCTCCCCCAAAAGGAGCAGGTTCGTAAGGAACCTGCTCCTTTCTTTTTGGCAAAAAAGGAGAACCCATGAATCGAGAAGATGTTGCAAAACGTAATGCCAGTATCGTGCGGGATATGCGCAATGGCATGCGGATTCGTGATGTAATGAAAAAGTATGATGTATCTCGCTACACATGCTACCGCACCATGCAAAGCGTAAATCGAAAAGAGAGACAAGCAAATTACAGTGACTGGAAAGCCAAGCGTGATGAAGAAATCGTCAATCGTTATGCCGATGGCGTCCCAGCAGAACAACTTGCTAAAGAGTATGGCGTTCACCGAGCCACAATATACCATATTCTTTCTGAGCACAACAAAGACTATCTGCGACAACGTGATGCCAAAAGACCGAACGCCACTCAATTGGCTCGTGAAGCACGGCAGCAAACATTTATCGAAGCTGTAAAAGCTGACCCGAATCGCTCAGTTATGAGCATTTGTGAAGAGTTTGGCTACTGTTCTTCTCACGGCTTTGCTCTTATCCACAAAGCCGGAATCTACCGTGGCCGAGGACGCAAAAAAGGAGCGAGCAACCATGACGAGGCTTGAGAAAATCCAGCGCCTGAACGCAATTGCAGCAGATTATGAGAAAGGCATGTCTCTGCCTGCCCTGGCAGAGAAGTACGGTGTCTGCGTACGGACCTGCTACCGTGCCATTGACAAAGATGCCGTAAAAGAACGTACTGTCACTCTGAACAAAGCGACAAAGCTGGATACCGAAATCTTGAATGATTATATCGCCAATATGTCAGTAACAAACATTGCAGCTAAGAACAAAACCTCCACAACTCACTGCTACCGTGTTGCAAAAGAAGCGGGACTGTGCAGCTTGGAGCAGGGTCGGAACCGACGGTCATCCCGCCTTACGGAACGCAACAAGGAAATCTATGCCAAGCGGAAAGCCGGTGCCTCAGTCAAAGAATTGGCAAAGGAATACCAGTTGAAGGTTCCGACTGTCTACTGTATTCTCGAACATATAGAATGGGGTGGCAAGCCATGAAAATTCGGCTGATTTTATGCGCCGTGCTGACTTTCGCACTCACTGCTTGCTATCCCGTTAGCACGCTTCCTGCAGATGTTCCTGTCGGCTCAGCAAAAAGTGTCGTAGAAAAAGAATCGGAAAAATCTCCGGAAGAAGAATTCACAAACTGGCTAGAAGCAGAGCATATCACGCCGTATGCTTTCGGAGATTGGGGAGAGGCTTCAAATGGTTCCTTCACAGACGGCAAATGGCACGACGTCAAGCTTCGCATCACAAAAGTCACAACGGAAAGTGAAAACGAGGACTACATCGAAAATGTCATCGCCTACAACAACACCTACGCCACTGTGAAATTTGGCGAAGATGAAACTATCAAGCTGGAAGACGGCATTGATGATGCCGAGCTTATAGTAGTTGATTACGAAGTAGAGCTTCCCGAAGATTATCCTTGTGACGGAAACGCAGATGTAAACCTGTCTGTTCGTGACCAAAGTGGTCAAACGCAAATGATTAAGCTCGTGACAAGTGAAGAACTTAATATGACTCCTGGCACAGTATACGCCAAGCGCGGTATCTTTGCACGCAAGCAGGGCGACACAAACTATGTGTTCGAATCCCTCCGCTATCAAAACGACGCCGCTATTGAAGGACTAGATGAAGGGGCATCCGCCAGAGCATTGAAAGACAGCTTTTTCTCCAACAAATAATACCCATACAAATTCGAATAACAACACCGGGCCTGCTGCGAATATTGCGGCAGGTCTTTTATTTTTGAGGGAATAACATGAACGATAAAGACCGTACACTTCTTCGCTATGTAGTAGAAGGAGATATTCGTAAAGCCCAGCAGCAGGCAAAAATCATCCTTGAGGGTATCACGACGGCAAAAGACGAGCAATTCAAGACCCGCTGTCTTTCTCAGCTCTCGGCAAAAGCGCCGGAGCTTATCGAACTTCCTTATAACATGCAAGGGTTACTTGTGGCAGAAGATGTCACTAATTTCCCGGAAAATCGGTATTTGCTCCGTGATTCCGAAAAAGCTGTAATAGAACGCCTACTGAAGACGAGAAAAGCCTCTCTCCGACTTAAAGAGCTTGGCATTCACTACACTTGTTCCTTGCTTTTGCAGGGCGAACCGGGAACCGGAAAGACCGAACTGGCACGATATATTGCATACAAAGCAGACTTGCCTTTCGTATATCTTAAATTCTCCGGGCTTATTAGTTCTGCTCTGGGGAAAACGCAGCAAAACATCGGGCATGTATTTGACTATGCTCGGCGTTCTCCTTGCGTGCTCTGCCTTGACGAGATTGATGCTATCGGCATGAGCCGTGGCGGAAAAGATGATGTTGCCGAGATGAGCCGTGTAACCATTGCTCTGATGCAGGAGCTTGACCGTCTCCCGAACGATGTCATTCTCATTGGCACGACCAACCGTTCTGACCAGTTGGATGCAGCATTGTTCCGTCGGTTCAGTTTTCTTCATCGCGTACGGAGCCTTGACAAGAACGATGCCGCCACTTTAGCAAAGATGTTTCTTGCATCGACGGGATACCCCACCACCGAGCACACCGTATGCGATGTACTCGAAACCATCGAGAGCTTCTATACAGCGAGCAATGTGACGAAGGCTTGCACGGACTATCTCGTCAATCAAATTGTCAATGAAGAGCAGGAGGAGAGCCATGCGTGATTTTGAGCCCCGTATCCGCATGAAGCGCGGAACTGTAGCAGAGGAGTACCCGGAAGTTGCAGCTATGTGGCATCCTACTGCGAATAGCTTTACCCCTTCAGATATTACCGCCGGAAGCAATCAGCGTGCAGCACTTATCTGCCCCGTGTGCGGTTATGGCAGCGATGGAGAATGGCGACCAACTGTCGCTTCGGCTTGTCGTACCAAGGGTGGCTGCCCGGTCTGCTCCGGCAAAATCGTAGTTAAGGGTAAGAATGATGTTGCCACCGTACATCCAGAAATTGCGGAGCAGTGGCATCCGACGCTCAATAAAATCAGCCCGGATGAAGTCTCTTCCGGCAGCGGGAAACATGTCTTTCTCGTATGCAAAAAATGTGGATACGGCAAAAAAGGGGAGTGGTGTCCCGTCATTGCATTTGCCTGCGGCAGCGGTGACAATCATACCGGCTGCCCGGCATGTGCTGCCAAGGCGCAAAGTGAACGTCTCAAAGCCTATCACGAACGGCGCAGAAAGGGACGGTGATGTTATGCGAAGTCATTTGAGAGCTGAACCTATCATAAACGCTAAAAGAGATGCTCCCTATAACATGAAAACGCAAAAAGAAATTGGATTATTGGGAGAAAAGGTTTGTAGGAACTTCCTCATAGATTGCTGCGCTAAGCACCGTTTTGGCTTCGTACGATTTGAAGATGTTCGAGATGTCAAAATGTATCAAGAAAGAGACATTGACTTTATTGTTTACACTTCAAGCGGGAAAACAATAACACTTGATGCCAAAGCGGATACATATACAACAGGAAATATTTTTCTCGAAATTTATGTTCCGGGTTTTAAGCTTGGGAAAAACGGCGTTCCTATCGCAAAGTATACAGAAAATGGAGAACGAGCCGGACAAAAACCCGGTTGGCTGTTTCGAGGAGCAGACTTTATTTTCTATTGTTTTTTAAACACAAAAGAAATCTTTGTTTTTGACAGGGAATGTGCGGCGTATTATGCTTGCGAATGTGCAATATCGGGAATGCCGCTGATTCCCATATATAGAACAGCAAAAAACGATGAAAACCGTGGAGATAACCGCAATTACTATGGCATGGGAATTTGTCCAAACGCCTTGCGAATGATGAACAGCAATATTATGAGAAATCATATGTGGCTGTGCCATTTCCAAAAAGGGCCTTATTATAATCCTTACACGAAAACTTATGACCATCCGAAAAAATCCGCCTGAGAATGTGAATTTTTCGCAAACAATTGCCTCATAAGCTACAAAAAAGTGTTATAGATTTGGTATAATATAGATAGGAAACGGAGGGAATTATTGTGAATCAAATCAACGCTGTAACGCTTGGAAAGCTCATTGCTGCACACCGTGAAGGCGACGAGCAGAAGTTCAAAACCTATGTTGATTTTATCGCCAAAGCCTATGAAGAACAGGGAAACGACCGTGCCGCTAACATCATCCTCAGCAACTATACGGGTGATTATGGCGAGCAGGGGAAGGTCGTTCTGGATGAACCAACCGAACAGACTACATACTACGAGACAGGCTGGTATGAGCCTGATGTTTTGGGGTCCGGTGGCTCCTTTCGCGGAGTTACAAAAGCAACTTCCGAGGAAGAAGCATTGCAACGGCTGCTGAAACACTCTGCCGACTATGCACATCGTATCACCGTATATAAGAAAGACGGCAAAACCATAAAGCGGGAAATTTCCGAGTATGACCAATGGGAAAAGAAGTGGAGGACATAATGAAGTGGAATGTATTTTCTCTCGAAGCCGTTAAAGAGGCATTAAAACCCAAGTTTGTGTTGGAGAAAGTCCGCTATGTGACGGACGACGAAGAGTACGGCGAGGGCGAGTCTACGCGCCTTGTTTTTCGCAATGTAGAAGAGATGCCGGAAATCGACTATATTAAGCGGACCGTCTGCACATTCATTCAGGACACCTATGTTCATTTTAAGGACAAAAGCCTCAAGCCGATGCGTATTTGGCAGGATAACCTCAATGAAAGCGAGGACCATATCCGTTATTCCACAAACAACCTTGTGTCGCCACCGCTGGGACTCATTGGCGAAACATACATTTCTGACGAAAGCCACACACACAAGTGGCTGGTAGCCCAAGGAGGAACTGAACTTCTTGAGAAAGCGTCCGTCAGCATTGATGTTGATGTGATTTACGCCTATGACAATATCGATAAGGTTGAGAAAAGTTCCGAAAACGGCGAGGTACATGGCGTTCTCATCAACAGTACAATGTATCTGCGCGAATCGGAAATCAAACAGGTTGCTCAGCTTATTAAAGATGAAAAGCTCCGTAACCGCGTATTGACGCTGATGCGCTCTCATCGCCGTATTGTATCGGCTCCCGAAAAAGAAAATCGCAATATTCGGGAAATCGCATCCGCACAGATGCTGGGTCAGGGGTGAAATTGTGAAACACAAAATCTCAGAAATCGGCGCTCAGATGCTCGAGTACCAAGAACAGCTTGCCCGTGAATACAAATACAAACCCATCCCGCGTACCTTCTTCTGCGATGTGAGAGCCAAGTTTCAAAAGGCATTGCCGGAATGGTGCAATGTGTCCGGTGACACGATTTCGCTCGAAACCACCAACGGTACGGTCATTACCAACGGGTACAACCGTATCGTGATTGGCGACTACGGCGCATTTGTTGAGTTTTCACGCGTACAAGCCTATATGCGGCGTCTGAAAATCAAAGAAGGGCAGGCTTATCGCGTAGAAGACCCGCGCTATGCCGAACATGTCAAATATCTCTGGCTCACGGCAGATGATGGTTCGGATGTGAAGGTATACGACCAGAAGCGTCCGGTAGAATATGCGGATTATAAGCCGGGGATGCTGTATGTCAGTGTATATGAGGTGTTCCCACACATCTAAAAAAATCAAAATAAAAAGTTCTACCCAGTTCAGGGTGGGCTTTTTATCGAGAGCGCCGCAAAGACTACTAACTCACAGAGGTAACCGACAATGGTAACATTTATTGATGATGATGATATCGAACTAAAGCCTTGCCCGTTCTGTGGTTCTACAGCCGGGTTATATGCAAGCTATGAAGGCATGTATGCAGTGCGGTGCAACTACTGCCGCATCGGAACTGTCCTCATAAAAAACGAACAGGACGCGATTGAGTTGTGGAATCACAGAACGGAGGTAACGAACGATAACTAACGCAGACAAAGCAATTGCATTGCGCCCATCATACTGGGCAAGCGTATCTGGCGGAAAAGATAGCCTGTATATGCTCAATTACATACTGCACAATCTGGACAGATACCCGCTTGACGGCGTGGTTCACTTTGAACTCGAAATCGACTACCCGTTTATACATAACGTTATCGACTATATGGAAACGGAGTGCAAGCGAGCTGGCATCCAATTTGTGCAAATCAAGCCGAGGAAAACGTGGGAAGAATTGTATGATAAATGCGGTTTCCCAACAAGAAAAGTAAGATGGTGTAACGGTCACTATAAACTTGATGCAAAGCGGCAACTATCCGAATGGCTGAACGAAGTCGGTTTTTATGTAGTAAATTACATAGGCTATTGTGCCGACGAAGAGCGCCGTTTCAACAAGCGGTTGAGTGCCAAAAAGTTAGAGATATACCCTCTCGCAGAAAACGGCATTAACGAAGATGTGATTTTGGAATGGGCAAAGACACAGCCTATTTTCAACAACTACTACAAAACCAACAAGCGCTGCGGTTGTATGTATTGCCCGATGTCCTCGTTTCTTAACTTTGCCTATCTCTATAAATACTACCCCGAAAATTTCCGGTATATGCTTGAAAAAATGCGGGAAACGGAAGAATTGAGAGAGAAAGAGCTTGGTAGACCGTTCTCTGTGATTTCATCGAATCCCAAATATAATGCGGATTACTTGGAACACATCGTCAAAACGAAATGGCTCAAAAAGCTCAACGAAATGGAGATGACCAACAATGACTATGTCGATGCGTATTGCGTCGGTGTGGATGTGGATGGTCACACCACTGTCCACTAGGTTGCATTAAAGAGTATTGGCAAAAAGGTGTTTTATCGAGTTTAGCTGTGGGGAGAATGTCAATTGGGTGAAAGCATGAGCAGTGAACCAAAAGTAATCACTTCCTTTGAGGAAGCACCGCAATCGTTGCGCGATAAATGCGATAAAGAAGTTTTGCGAGCTTTTTTTAATGCACATTTCTCAATTACAGAAAAAAGTGTGAATGACGATAAAAGATTCTATCTCGATGATGGACGCAGAATTAAGGACGATGATATTCTTGTCGCCTACATGAAAGATAGGAAAGTCTGGGCAGAACCCGGCGTTGAAATTCGTACTATAACAGGCGAACTCACAAACAAGTTTGGAGAAAAAAAGCTCAAAGATTTCTTTGCAGCAGGATTTTTCTTAACGAAAAAACGCATTAAAAAGAACAAATGGAGATATTATTTGCCGGACGGCAGATGCTTGGATAGTGAAAAGAAACTCGATGACTTTTTACTCGAAAAGCTGCGTCCAGCTTTTGACAAAGAGTTATGCGACCGCGTGATTGACACGGCAGCCACGGCAATTCCAGGTGTTGACAAAAGCGAGCTGTTCATTTCCGACACAGAAAACGAAAAGGCTGCGTGCCTTAATGTAAAACTTGACGGCAAAGTCTATAAAGAAGCAATTTTACCGTATGTTTCCTATGAAGGCATCATTAGCTCATCACTTTATAATAACCTTTATTCACGCTGCACGGTACTTCATAAGCGCAACATTGAGCGCTTTGAGAAATCCCACGATTTGAAGGCGCTCAAACAAATTGCAGAGTCTATTCTTCTGTCTTTACAGGTAGATGAAAAACATATCCTGCTCGGAGATTTCTGCATCACCTCCAACAAAATTACTGACATCAATGTAGGGCTGCAGCAGGAAAGCGCATTGAAGAAGGCAGTCGTCACCACAACAGTAAAATTTGATAACGGTAGGAAAGCTGTTTTCAGTATCCAAGTAGCTTTTGGAATCAATGATGTTCTTCTGCAAGAACTCTATAGAAATGATGTTCTGACGCAAGGGGCAAAGGTTGTCTCAGAACAGAGAGACTATTCCGTTACCCCGAACTCTATCTTGCATGACTTTGTCTGTACTTGCTGCAACAATGCTCATACGGTCAGTAAAACATACAGAAAAGGCAACATCGTTCTGGACGGCGTACTCAGACAGGTATATAACAGCGTTGACGCCGCTTCCGCATTGCCTGTAAGCAACCTTTTCGTGGTTGGGAATGACCCTGCGAAGGATGTTTCCTATTGCGACATTGCAGACCAAATCACCGTAAAAATCACACCGGATAAAGGCACAGCAGAACAATGCGTTTCACTAACCTATTCTACTGCTGAAGAATTCCTTGACAAAGCGGCGACCGTTCTCCTTGAAGATTTCTACGCCGCAAGCAGCGATGCAAAATGCCATGTCAGATATGACTTAACATTGGATATTTCTAAAAAGGAAAAAGAAAGTCTTCGGTGTGAAGCAAAGCTATTCGACACGCAAACGGGTCTTATTATTGCCCAGACCACAAGGTGTCTTGTCAAAAAGTTGAAAGCGGACATTGAACAAAGCAAAGACCAGATTCCGACCAGCTTCAGCAATGTTTTTTGGATAAGCAATGCAGAAGACATTTTGATGTATGCAGCTTCCTGTGACCCAGAATGGATTGCAAGTGCTTACAAGCAAATACGTGAACGATTAGGGTTGCTTGGATATTATTTCTGCAAATTCTTCGCGTCGCAAGACAACCACAGCTATTGTAAGACAGACTTGCTGACAGATTTTTTGCGGGAAGCGAGTATAGACTTCAAAAAGGCTGCCATCGCGGATAAACTGGAACAATTCCTGCGTACTTATATTCTCTTACCGGAGAGCAAAACTCTTTATCTGTTTTCCGTCGACTCTGTGCGCAATTATTATGGCAGCTTTGAGACTTACAAACCTGTCAGCAAATACCTCCTATCAGCAGTTGCTGCACAATATGAGGCAGAATCTGTAGAGCCAACCTTTGAGGATATGGATTATCTACTGAAGGACGCACAGTACGCATTATTTACAGACAGGTGCCAAAATGCCAAGACGGAAGAAGACGCTTTCACCATTATTTCTCATCTGGAAAAACAGCCGCAGACTTTCAAAAAATTGCTCTTTGCAAAAGAGTATTTCAAGAATGTATACGCGCTGCTGAATGATACAGACAAAATGTTCGCCGATATTGTTATCAGCGACTGTCCCGGCTGTACCAAGCTACTGAAATCTCTCCAAAATTTTGCCGAGGAACAATCAAAGAATGTATAACTACACCCCCGATAAAATCATCGCATCCCTTGCCGAAAACAACTATTTTGCTAACCGCAGGATTGCATATGCCGTTCTGAATGTGCTACGCGACGATGCGTCACCTCTACTCATAGAGGGTGACCCCGGCGTAGGAAAGACGAGCCTTGCCAAAGCGGTGGCTTCTATGCTGCAGATTCCTCTGATTCGTGTTTCATGCCACGAGGGAATTACAGCGGATAAAATTCTTTACGACTATGACTACCAGCGGCAATTGCTGGTGGTGTCTGCCATTCGGGACAAGCTCAACGAAAACCTCCGGGATTTAAGCGTGAACGAAAGCATCAAAGCTGTTGCACAAAACACAGAGTTTTATGGTCCGGATTTCTTGTTGAAACGCCCTGTTATCGAAGCTCTCACGATGAAGGGCCACAAAGTCCTTCTCATTGACGAAATCGACAAGACTGAGCCGGAAATCGAGCACGCTCTACTCGAAATGCTCTCTGATTTTGCTATTACCATTCCGGAATATGGCACGATTCAGTGTGCGCCAGAGGATAGACCTATCGTTTTTCTGACCTCCAACAACTATCGCGAACTTTCTCAGCCTATGTTGCGGCGCTGCTCTTACCTTTACATCGAGCACAAGCCACTTGCAGAAATCAAGCAAATCATCTGCGCGAATGTCTCTGCCTCTGAGGTGTTTGTGGATAGCGTTGCACAGGTCATTGACCGGCTTCAGAGCCTCGACCTGCGTCACGCCATCTCCATCAGTGAAGGCATCGAATGGGCAAAGTGCTTGATTGAGACGTTCCATTGTAAAACGGCTATGGATGTGAAGAACGCAATGCCATATTCTATCGGTTCCCTCGTCAAAGACCACGCAGATGAGAAAACGGTAGCAAAAGCCTTCAACCTGTCCAACGGGAATGAGAAATGAGTGAAGCAACAAATCAAACCATCGAATCTTATGTGAACCTGTACACTAAATTCTTCCAAGAGCTTACGCAGGAATACGGCTTCTCATTCTCAATATCAGAAGCGCTCAACGGCATCCAACATATTTCTGACCCGTTAGATGTAGAGGACGTGCTGTACACCATGCAGGGCGCTCTATGCCATACAAAAGAGGAATGCGACACATTTGAGGCAGTTTTCTGCAGGCGATTCTTGCAATATTCCTACGCGCCAAAGCCAAAGGAATCTTCAATTCCTAAGAAAAGAGCAACGAATAGTGTTGCCACTTTTGTAGATATGCCAGATGATGCTCTGGAAGAGTGCCGTAAAAAGACACAAGCGAACAGAGACCAAGCACAAGCGGACATAGAGAACTACCGCCGGTCTAACAGAGGAAAAGAATCGGTCAGTAACCAGCAAAAGGCAGTAGACGCTCTGCGCGAAGAAACCGAACAAAAACGCCAAGCTGTTTTGCAAGCATACGACGACTACCAGAAAGCAGTAGCATCTGTTACGCTTGCCGAAAACAGGCAGCTTGTAGACAAAATAGAGCAGCTATTGCAGAAGGTAAATACCGAGACGAACAGAGAGCTTGCTGCATACGGAATCATGGAGCGGCAATTGCGAAACTCTCTTGCTTCCGGCACTTCACAGGAGCTGGCTGTCTCTCAGAAACTCTTATTATCTGCTGCGGTCATTGCTCGTTCTGCAAAAGAAATATCTCTGTACATGGATTTCATCTCTCTTGCCAAGGCATTCCAAGACTTGGCAAAAAGCGTGAAAACAAGTCAGTCTAAAGTGTCAGAAGATACTACCGTAAAGGTAGCAATTAAAGAACGTGTGGAAGCAACAGGGGAGTGGGAAAAAGCAAAAGAAGCTCTTCATAAAGCAGAAGCCGAGCTTGAGAAACAAGAGATGCAAAAGGCGTTGTATGAAAGCAATCTTCGCACTCGCGAAAAGAGAGTGACTTCTTACGATGCAATTCTTACGAACATTCGGAAAGCCCAGCAAGAGAAGCAAATGCAAAGCATTGAGAAGGAGCAGTCGCTCCGACATCGAGAAGTATTCTCCGGAGGTCATAATGCGGTAAGAAGCAAAAAGCAAACGGATGCACTTCTCAACGAGGATGTCTCGAAGCTCTCTAATGCCGATATTGAGAAGGTCCTCACTTTTATCCGCACAAACGCCAAGACTTTCCGCCAAAAGCTTCGTAAGCTGTACATAACCCAGCAGAAAAAGCAAATCGACGTCAAAAAAACGATTGAGAAATCCGTCCAGTGTGATGGCGAGATTGCACGACTGTACTACAAAAAGCCGATAAAGTCCAAAGCAAATGTCGTGATGCTGGCGGATATTTCCGGGTCATGCCGCGCTATGACTTCTCTCGCTCTGACGTACATGGGTCTGATGAGGGAAGTATTTCCCGGTGGCTGCCACCTGTTCGTTTTTGTGAACCACTTGGTTCCTGTAGACCGCTATTTCTCAAACGAGAATGTCACAGCGGCAGTAGAGAGCATCAACAAGAATGTTCCCAGCCGGGGCATCTACTCAAACTACGGCGTTCCTCTAAAGGAACTGCGCTACGACAATACCGGCATCATCAACAAGGATACTACTATCGTCATGTTGGGAGACTGCCGAAACAACAAGAACTATTCCGGCGTGGAAGAGGTTGAATGGCTTTCTAAGCGGGCATCCAACTTCTTCGTTCTGAACCCCGACCCGTTGAACAAATGGGGGCAAGGGGACTCTATTGCCGACCTCTATGCCAAGAGTGGTGCGACGGTCTGCCGGGTGAGTTCAACGCAGGATTTGCTTACTTTTTTGGAGTTTGCAAGCCTCAGAAAGCAAGCCTAATACGCGACCACAATATATGGTGTATGTCGCAATTTGTTTACATTCCATACACTATATATTGTGGTTTTCGTATTGACTATCCGTACATATTGTGGTATAATGCTAATGTACTCAGGAAAGGCGCTACAAGCAAATCTCCTGAACATGCTCCTGTAGCTCAACTGGCAGAGCAACTGTCTTGTAATCAGTAGGTTGCAAGTTCGATTCTTGTCGGGAGCTTTTGGCAAGCCAGCCTGCATCTGGTTTGCACGGGCACTTCGGCAACATCTGAAGCGCCTTGCCACTCGTTAAGACGACCTCCACGCGGTGAGTGGTGGGCAGCGGGGTTAAATCCGTTGGCTGACGTCTTATAAGATTGAAAGTAATCGGCGGGTCGCAGGTTTAAGTCCTGTCGAGAGACCCCGCGCTACCAAGAAATTGGTGGCGCATCATGACACGGGGTGTAGCAATGGTAGCTTGCCAGTCCCATACGCTGGCGGTTGTGGGTTCAAGTCCCATCCCCGTACCCACGTCCTGACCGAGACGTAAAGCCGGTCAAATACCAACCCATGCAGCCACCTGTCTTGCGTCATGGGTTGGTCATATGGCTCGATAGTTCAACAGGTTAGAGCACCAGCCTGTCACGCTGGAAGTTGTCGGTTCGAGCCCGATTCGAGTCGCCATTGGGTGTAGTACAAGGGAATGCGTCAATCGCGCGATAAGGCGTAATAGTGGAGTACAGGTGCGACGCGTAAGCACGAACTACGGTGGTGAGACACCACCCACCCAAAACACATCCATCGGTCAGATGTAAAATGACCGAAATATTCTGGTGTCGAATACGAAGGTTGTAATATACCACCGGTTAATTCGCTCGTTGCGCACGAGAAAAGATGGTTCGACTCCATCCACCAGAGCCGCGACCCGCTGAGGTAGCCCTAACGGGTCGAAATCTAACAAGGAGGACAGTCCGATGCAGAAGTAATTCTCGTCCGAATGTCGACATCAAAGAAAGGGACACACCAATGCACTAAGTAACGTCCGCATAGACGCAACAGTGAAAGGGTCACTCCGATGATGTAAACCACCTTGTGGCGGGTAGCTACCGCCAACGCAAGCTAGTCCACATCTGGCTTGCATGGGTACGCCGGTCATTATCGACGTACCTTGCCGCTCATGAAGACAGCCTCCACGTGGCGAGCGGTGGACAGCGACTATAGCAGCCGCTGACGAATGCCTCCAACGGAACCGCACTACGACTCCCTGCGTGAGCGGTATCCAAAAGGTCAGGAAGCCGTGTGGGCGAGTGCTTCCTCTTGTGCTTGGCGCAGAAACAACAAATCTCGTCCCATCAAGCATGCAGACGTACGAGCATCCCCGTTAAGCCGGGGCGCAGCCAGACGCGACACAGCCGCCAAGGCGGGACTGCTGCACGGCAACTGGTAAGTATGCCGCAGTCCCAGACAAAGCCCACAGCAAGAGCCGCCCATGTACTTGGGCGGACAAATAGGGCTGCAAGAATCGAAGTTGACCAACGCTCAAGTGCTTTCCCGGATTCCCTTGCCCAGTCAGCATTGTGGATTCGCGGGATTGCTAGAGGGTGTAAAGATGATGTTCGGGGTTGACCACCTCCAAAACGAGCATCATGGCGGGGCTAAGTGAGGGTTCACCCGCAATTTTATGGAGTATTCGTATAACGGTTAATACCTCTGCCCTCCAAGCAGATGACGTCGGTTCGACCCCGATATACTCCTCCAATGTCCCTGCGCTGACAGCCTCCTTGTGGCAAGGGATGGACAACAGATGCTGCAGCATCTGGCTAATGTCTAGCACAAAGATTGAAATCAAACGGGCGGTGTCGGTTCAATTCCGATATATTGCCCCACGTCGCCGTCACCGTACACCACGACGTTAAACTGGTGAGCATGGTCCACTTGTGGTCCGCTGTCCGAATGCCAATGGACAGCCTATAAAAGAATAGGCAAACAGGTGCTGTGCCTGAGAGTATCCGAGAGTCCCGGTGTCAGTCGCGAATGAGACCGGAAAACAGCGGAGAGGGTACAATGCAGAATCCGTCGGCGTGGCTGCCGAATGGTGCTGGAAGAAAAGGGTTGGCTGCCCTGATTGCGGGATGATAACCAGTATAAAACATCCTACCGTGCTTGGTTAGCTCAGCAGGTAGAGCGGCGCATTCGTAATGCGCAGGTCGGCAGTTCGAATCTGCCACTAAGCTCCACGGTCCGATTGGGTGACGCGCTCTTTGAGAATCCGCCCAAGAAGCTGTCAGCGGGGGCATGCACTTGCTGACGGTTGGCTAAGTCCTTACGGAAGTCGTCGTAGCCGGAACCGAACACGAATAGGCGACGTAAAGCCCCGCATGGCAAAGCGTTATCTGCTATAGCGCATGACAACTCTAACATAGAAGGGAGGTTGACTCCAATGGAGCAGGCAATTATCAATGTCGAAGGAACTTCAACTATCGAGACTGCAGCAGCAGCCAAAAAGCTGATTGAGACATTCGGGAGCCAGAACATCCGCGCCATCTCGGTTAAACGCGTGAACGAGAATAGCAACGAGGTCGTTGTTGAACTCGATTTTGTTCCGGGTCTTGCACAGCATCTGCACGGTTTCACTATGCAGGTCAACGGCTTGACCGCAGGCTACGACGGCACCGGTCCCTCAAGCCTGTACGAAGTCCTGCAGGCGGCTGGCGTAAGCGAAACGCTGGTAACGCGTGAAGACATTACGCAGAAGGATGCCAAGACCATCCCGCTGCATCTGGAGCGCGAGGTGAAGCAGTACGGCGAACTCCAGTACGCCTAAAGAAAGCATTCCCTATGTCGACAGCCTCTTTGGAGGTAGGGATGAACAATAGACAGCACGAGCGTCTAACAAAATGTCGAATTAAGATTGAAAATGGACTTGATTGCGTGTACTGTATCACGGTACACGAGTCATTTTCGTGTGGAGCCCTTTGGCGGGTGCATCCCGCCATCATGGGGATATAGCTCAGTTGGGAGAGCACCTGCTTTGCAAGCAGGGGGTCGAGGGTTCGAATCCCTTTATCTCCACCAACAGGGTCGCTTCGTTTTCTGCGATGGCCTACCCTGGGCTTGATTGTGTACTGTTTCGTACAGTACGAGTCATTATCGCGCGGAACTCCTATAACTATGACCACGAAGACGAACGCCTCGTCCGCGCCGCTTGAACAAGCGAATTACACGGGGCATCGTCAAGCCGAAAAAATGTAGTGTCGAGTGGCGAAATCGGCTGCGACATTGGCGAGGAGCACCACCCTCGTCAGTCTCCCTTGCTAACAACCTCCACGGGGTGGGAGATGGGCAACAGATGCCAATAACATCTGGCTAATAGTAAGCAATCAAAGCGCGGACCTCCTTTAAAAACCATGCCACGTGCATTACACATCTTGCCGCGCTCCGGTCGCTACATCCCGGTAAAACAAGATATGCAACAAGCCGTAACAATCATACCGTGTGGCGAAACCGGCTGCGGTATGGGCAGGATAAGTTCCCGCCAGTTACTCAATCAAGACAACCTCTGCGCGGTGAGTGACAGGCAACGGATACAATGTATCCGGCAAATCGTCTTATAAACAAAATACATGGTTGGGTGTCCGAGTGGTCTATGGAACCGGTCTTGAAAACCGGCGATGCCGCAAGTGTCCGTGGGTTCGAATCCCACCCCTACCGCCATATCTGCCGGGCATTGTCCCGGCTTTCTTTGTTTGTTGGAGTCATAAAATGAGCACTACTATCACTTGCCTTGAGAAAATTGATATTCGCCGTGGAGACAAGGACGCAGATGATGCAAGGCTCTATCTTGTAAAATACCTGCATCAGTTCATTGACATGGTCGGTATCTTGTCGTTGGAAGTCTATGACTTTGCCATCGAAATTGAAGGCGACTTAATTTCGTGGTGCGAAGGCAAAATCGGTGGTTCAAAGTCTCAGCCGGAAAAATCCGAGTGGGAAGAAGAAATCGTAAAACATCGTGCCGTTGATGCCATTGACTGCATCTTGAATGATGTCGATGCAACTGTTATACTTTCCTATAAGGTTACATATAACTCCTACAAAGTTAAATTCGGGAAAGAATACTGGAACTACATCTTGCAAGGGCTTTTCAGAAAAGAAATGGTTTTCCACGGGCTGCAGTACGATGATACTGCGAATGTTTCAATGCTGCACCTTGAGCACGGGGAATTCGCAGACGAACCCGCTCCTGTACCCAAAGAAAAGGTAGACGATATCCCTATCTGGCATTGCTGCCAGCTTGAGATAAGCTGGGATACAGAAGATGTATTCACAGCAGGGCAATTCACCCGATTGGAGAAAGCAATCGCCTCCGTTCGTGATTTTTTCGTTGATAAAGATAACGGTATAGCTGTCATCGAGGACGACTCACTCTTCATTTGCTCTCAAGTTATCATCCCAAAAGAAAGCATTCCCAGATTTTGCAGCTTCTTGACCGTGCTATACAAAATTGCAAGAGAACACGGCAAAACGATATATGACAGCATGCAATTTGTCCCTTGGTATTTTCAAGAATTCGCCGTAATGTCTATTGATTTTGACAAGGGTATTGCGTTACCAACCTATTATAGATACTAAGACGGAGAAAATACTATGACCAAACAAGAACTCACCGAGATGGTCACAAAAGCCAAGCTGTGGGCAATCGAAGCTCACGCCGGGCAGAAAGATAAAGCAGGGAAAGACTACTTTGAGGCACATGTCTCTGTGGTCGCCAAGGGCGTTAAAGGAGACCCGGTAGCTGAAGCAGCCGCTTTCCTGCATGACACAGTGGAAGATACCACGCTTACGATGGAGGACATCCGAGCAGCATTCCCGAAAGAGGTTGCCGATGCGGTAGAAGCCTTGACCCGCAAAAAAGGGATGTCTTACGCCGAATACCTTTGGCACATTCAGCAGAACCATACTGCTATCAAAGTAAAACTCTCCGACCTGCGCAACAACATGGATTTGAGCAGGCTACCACACGAACCGACCAAGAAAGACCTCGCACGAACGAAGAAGTATAGCCGAGCTTATGCAATGCTCAGTGGTATCCACGATACCCCTTATAGCATCTCTGAGGTAAACCCTTACGCACTTTACGACTACCTTCTCTCTACCGGCTGGGAGAAAGCAGAAAAGCAAAAGAAAAGCAGTGAAGTAGTCGTTTTGAAAGCGCCTGCTGATAGCCTTACTATTTCGGTTCCTATCGACATGACGCTTCCGGACTATGAGACGATGATGGGGGAAGCCGTGACCAGACTGTGCGTACATGAGGACGCTCCGCGCCACGATGTTCTGGATACAATCATCCATTGGAAGCCGTTGCCGAAAGAACAGTAAGCAACCTCATAGACTTGCGTTTCTGTTGCTGCTCTTGTGGCTAAACTGTTAATTTCGCAGCTTAAACCACTATATATTGTGTTTTCGTATTGACTATTCCAACATGTTGTGGTATAATGATGATACTGAAACAACGAAAGGAAATCAGCTGATGTTCGCCGCTATGTTGAACCAACAGAATAACTCACAAGGGCTGTGGAGCATAAATCTCCTCGGTCAAGTTGTGTTGTCTGTACAGGGTCATCATAGCGCAGTGGCTGCGGGTTAAAACCTGCACTGCATCGGAAGCTCCGTTTCATCCACGCTATGACTGCACCCTCAGACATAAAATGTCTGCCGGGTGCTTTTTATATGTTGGGTTGTCGCCAAGCGGTAAGGCACGGGACTTTGACTCCCGCATTTCGCGAGTTCGAATCTCGCCAATCCAATTTGACGATATATCGCCATACTTTTGCAACGATGTAAAGTCATCCATACCATACAACATCCGAAAAAGGAGGTGATTCTAATGGCTACCGCACGTAAAACTGCTGTTATCTATGTCGAGGTCGGCGCAGACAAGAAGCAGGTCAAACTGGAGGACATCCAGAAGGCGGTCAAGACTGTCGAAGGCACCAAGAATGCCTACGTCAACGCTGCCGACGCCGCAGTGTATTGTGTCGATGCTGACGGCAAGACCACGAAGGTCGAGCTGTAAAGCGTCTTTTCCCGTCGCCCGTTAAGCGGACGACTTCGTGGGAGTTTAGCTCAGCAGGGAGAGCATCTGCCTTACAAGCAGAGGGTCAGTGGTTCGAGCCCGCTAATTCCCACCAAAGGTTTCTGATTTCCTCAAAAAATCAGTGGTGGAGCTGATGGGTTAATACCATCACAAAACAGTGCATGTGCTGCCAATCACATGCCTTTCATGGGCCCGTAATGGTTTTCGACAGGGTATGGAAGATTTCATGTCGCGGGTATGGTTCCGCCTCAAGGACCACCTTAAAAAGTAACTGACAACAATCGTTACGCTTCTCCTATCGCTGCTTAATTAAGCTGACGGAGACCAAAACAACGCACCATCTCGCGGGTAAGCGTGTGAGGTTCAAAGGTACGCAAGATATGTACGGCGCAGAATAAAACCGGACCCGTCTGAAGTCCAAGTACACCAAGACGTAAATCATGGTGAGCGTGGTCATCTGTCCACTGCAAAAGGTTCGTCGCACGACCAGACAAACAGTTCAAAGTTGTCAATCATGTGGCTATCGCGTAAGTAATCATGGAATTGGATATATTTTGGACACGAGTTCGACTCTCGTCGGGTCCACCATGAGAATATAACGCATCTGCGTTATATACAGGCGGTGCAAAATCCGCCATCATGCTCCCGTAGCTCAGTTGGTTAGAGCATCTGACTGTTAATCAGAGGGTCGTCCGTTCAAGCCGGACCGGAAGCGCCATAAGGGCTGTTTGTTCAACGGTTAGAACTCTTGGCTCATAACCGAGGTACGCGGGTTCGACCCCTGCACAGCCCACCAAATCGCGTTGCTACGCTATTTTTTACGCAACAACCGTCCGGCAGTACGTCAACTGCCATCATATGCTCCCGTGGTGGAATTGGCAGACACGGTGCGCTCAAACCGCACTTTATTGAGGGTTCAAATCCCTCTGGGAGTACCATGTCCAGCAGTGCGATAACTGCTAATCTGTGGGTTGTTAGCTCAGTCGGTAGAGCAGCGGACTGTTAATCCGCGTGTCGCAGGTTCAAGCCCTGTACAACCCGCCATATGTCCAAGTGGCGGAATGGCATACGCGCTGGTCTAAGGAGCCGGTTTTTGTGAACTCAGCTTCCACTTCGGACAGTCGCTCATGATTGCAGCCTCCACGTGGCGAGCGACGGGCAACAATCAGTGTAAAGCTGGTTGGCTAATGCTAAAGATTGAAACGAATCCTTCAGCAAGCGCCACAGTAAAGCCTGTACTTCATAAGGTACAGGCTTACATTTTGTTATATAGAGGAAGAAAAACAATGAGTAAGCATCTACTGGGTCCAGACCGCGTCCTGCACGAAGGTGCTGGCTATCGCAGCAAGTACACGGCTAGAATCCAAAAGCCTCCGGTCGGTAGCAGAGAGAATCCGTCCAATCCGAAACAAGAGGGTGTAGATGCTGTGTACATCCCAGATACCGCCAAATGGTGTAGCAAAAAGTAAACCACAAGTTGATTGACCAACGCTATAAAAGTGGTATAATGTAATCAGAACGAAACGAAAGGAGACAACCGAAGATGCTGTGCAAGACTGTTAATGCTGTGTCGTTTGCTGAGTATAGTTATGAATCTGAATTCGAGTCCTACGAATCCAGCTTTATTTCCCATACTCCTCGACAGGCAAAAACAGACAATGTACAGATGCGGTGCGTCTCTAAACGATAACTGCATTTTCACACGCTGCTTGTCGAGTCATTTCGGCAGGCAGCGTTTTTTGTTGCCTGCAATATAGAAAGGCAGCAAGAAAATGAACGTTCCAACAATCGATATCCAGCAGACAGGTGCCAACATCAAGGCACTGCGAAAAGCGGCAGGCATCAAGGTCAAGGATGTGGCAGACACGCTCGGCGTATCCACGCAGGCGGTAGCCAAATGGCAGGCAGGCACAGCACTTCCTACCATCGACAATCTTGTGATTCTCGCCGCGATGCTCGATACAAAAATTGATGACATCCTTGTCATCGCATAAACCCTCGCCGCAGGATTGCGGCTATATACGGCCGAATAGACGAATTGGTTAAGTCGCAAGCCCTTCACGCTTGAGAGTATGGGTTCAAGCCCCATTTCGGTCACCATCTGCTTCTGTAGCTCAGTCGGTAGAGCAGTAGGTTGAAGCCCTATGTGTCGCTGGTTCGATTCCAGCCGGGAGCACCATTATGTGCCGGTATGCAAGTGGTTAAAGCAAGCGGTCTGTAAAACCGTTCCGTTATGGTTCACTGGTTCAAATCCAGTCCGGCACACCATAAGGCCCCTTCGACAAGTTGGTCCAAGTCACCACACTCTCAATGTGGAGTCAGCAGTTCGAGTCTGCTAGGGGTCACCAACATCGCACCTGTGTTAAAAGGTGCATCATGCAGAGGTCGCCTAACGGTAGGGCAACGGACCGCTAATCCGTCGCGAGGCAAAACGGCACTCACTACGAAGTGCCAATCAAACCCTCGCCTGCGAGTTCGAATCTCGCTCTCTGCGCCATATGCATGTGTGTCCGAGTGGCTGATGGAACTGGTCCAGAAAACCAGCGGTCAGAAATGGCCCGTAGGTTCGAATCCTACCACATGCGCCACGCGAAGTCTCCAAAGTCTGCGATTATTCGTGGATTTTGGAGACTTTTTCTTGTTTGATGCCACGATTCGTGGTATAATGGCAACAGAAAACAGCAAATAATGGAGTGTCAGAAAATGCAAAAATACGATTTCATTACGAAGCAATATACCCCGTACACACCGCCTCAGGACGGACGCTATGACATCATGGCTCGTCCTAATGAAGGGCTCAATTGTGCTGCGTGCGGGCACATCATCAACGAATGCAACGCGTACACATCAGCAGCCATCCAGAACGATATTGGTTTAGGCTATCTAATTTGCAAGAACTGCTACGACTACGAACTCGAAGTCAGAAAAACAGTAAAGTGATGGCTCAGCCGCTTTCCATTAGGAGGCGGCTTTTTCTTTGCAAAAATATATGTACAATCTGTTACTATCTGCTTATCTATGTTGTAAAAATTGCAATTTTATGGTATAATAAGAATTAGCAAAAAGAAAGGATTTTGCCGTATGTACATTGATTTCACAAACAAGCAGTATTGTTTGATTCTCCACATCTTGGCAATTATGAAGCCGTTCTACAACAACGACTTTCACTCTATCTGCAAAGAAGTAGGGGAAGCATATGGCGTGGATGAAGATTCCATTATGAAGGCTTGTGCCACATTGACTGCTGTTAATGTGACAGCACCCGTCAAGAAGGCATATGACACCATTAGCTATGTTCTTGCTGCCATCGCAAATGGCGCAAAAGAATTGAACGGTGACGACACTTACAAGTACAGAGTCGATTTGGATGCTCCTTGCTGGAATGCTGTAGCCAATGCTTTTGATGCTTACTCCCGTATTCTGATGGGTCAATTTGGCATTATCTATGAGACACTTGATATTTCCGGCGATGATAAGCATCACTTGCAGGCATATCACGATGCTCGCTGGAGTGGGGTAGGTGTCATTGAAGCCCGTGACCTTCTGATTCCTCAGCTAAAAAAGATGAGGGTGGGCTGGAATGGGAACTTCGGCATTTCCAATTCCGAGCTTGCCTATAACAGCAAACTGTCTTATGAAGTCCTTAAAGCAATCCGTTTTGCCACTGAAAAGAGAGACGGCTCTGTTCTGAAAGTCACAGACGAGCCGTTGCCCAGAGTCGAAGGTGAGCGGCAAATCACGACGCTCTAAAAAATAATTGGAGGTGCTTTTCCGAAATGGGTGAACATATCATTTCGTTTCTTGACATCTGTGCTATGCAGGGTCAACTCGTTCTGGCAGAAGCACCGTCCATCCCGGCTATCAACGATAAGATGGTGTACTGTACTGGCGCTCGCAAGCACGGCGATGACCGCTATATCATCCTCGACGGGGAAGAGTACAGCCAAATTCACTTTGTTGACGGAACCATCAAGCTATATTGGCATTAAGAGGCAGTACCATTGAATGAAGTCTGGAAGCCTGCAGAACAAAGGAGAACCACATGAAGGCAAACTACAAAGTCATCAACAACAAGCAGGTACAACTGCGCAAGGTCATCGAGGGATTCAAGCCCGATGATGTAGCGTCAGTCATTCTCTTCCGCTACAATGTCATGCAAGCATTAACCAGCCTCAATGATGACTGTACCGATTTTGAAGAAGCGGATATGAAAGAAACTGCGACTGACCTCACGGAGTTCTTTGAGGATGCTGTAAACGAAGCTATCGATTCTTTTATCGACGAGGATAAAAGACCGAATATCAATTTTAATGGCACGGCAGACGAATTTCGCGAAGAACTCAACAACCTCGTTGTTGTCCTCCTCAGTAAGAACTTTGAGCATGAGTTCATTGAGTTCTCTGAGGCTACCGGTATTAGCCGTGTACAATATGAGGCATTCGCCGCGAAATTCATGGCAGAAGCAAACACAGATAAACACTAACATGAGGGGGGGTACTTTCATTGACCACGCTGGAAAACGCACTCAAAATCAACAATGGAAAAGCAGTTCTTTTGAGCATCAAGAAAGAATGGCTCAGTAAAATCATGGCGGGCGAAAAGGTCATGGAAGTCCGCAAATCTATGCCGTGGGAAATCAGCCACCCGTTTGTTGTCTTTTGCTATGAGACGAAAAGCAATGACGGAGCAGGAAAAGTTGCAGCAGCATTTATCTGCGACGATATCGACAGTCTTAACTGCCTGCAGAGCCTTGCGGTGTTTGACGACACGGAGCTGCCAAAAGAAACAGAAAAATTCGTAAACGAAAGCTGTCTGACGTTCAAGGAGTTGTTCGATTACGGAAAAAATGTCGGCGCTCTTTACGGCTGGCATGTGGCAAGCACGCAGCCTCTCGATAAGAAGCTCTCTGATTTTGGGTTGAAGCGCCCACCGCAGTCTTGGCAATATGTTCGTATCAGCATATAAAGCATCTCATGGGCAGGAAACTGCCCATATTTTTTTGAGATATTGCCATAAATTACAATGTAAAGTATAATAGCATTGTGAGGTGTACTATGACTGTTAATGACATCATCCGTGAATCAAATACGATAAAACTATCCGACTTTGTTTGTCTTACAAGCATACAAACGCAAGAAGACATCAAAAAACTGACCGAGCAAGGATACGATGTAGGATATACCCAATCCGAATGGGAAAAAGAGTATTCTCTTTCCGCAAACAAAATCTTTTATGCCAAGTCTATGTATTCTTCTGTTTACTATGTAGACTATAATAATACGTCTTACCCTCTTATTTTCCCTCTACAAATTTTTGGTAAGCAGCGCCTATCTCCCATTCCGAACGAAACAAACGAAGAATTCTGTGAATCCATTCGAAAACGCGTTGTAACATTCTCCAATTTGCACGATAGTGCTCTTGCTACATACTTCCACAATCTCGGTGGCTATCTTGCCATTGATGCACTACAAGAATATGTTCGTCGGAACGAACCATCCGCTGAAATGTTCAATGTTTTCTTCTCAGTCTATGAGGTGACTGACTTTGGCTGTGGTCGTTTTACCAACGAAGAGATGAAAAAGGTTATCTCCGGTATGGATGATACTGCTAAGACGAAACGCAGTAAAATTCTCCGAAAGCTGCCTGACGAAGTGACAATTTACCGTGGAGAAGCAGAAGCCAGCACTCCCTATACGACATCCTTCTCTTGGACAACCAACCCACGCATTGCCTATTTCTTTGCTTGCCGGTATTCTAACGGCTTCGCCAGAGTGATTACCGGAAAAGTAAAGAAAGATGACATCTTATACACTCCAAACCGCTCCAATGAAAAAGAGGTTCTCGTGTTTCCAGAGAAAGTATATGACATTTCTATTGAAGAGCAGTTTCCTCCTCAAGATGTCGTACCATCTATTACAGAGGAAGACCTTGACCTGTATTATCAGTGGCGAAGTAAGGTAAACGCGCTCTACTGCTTACCTACATCCAGTGAGCACGATGCTCTTCACACGATTCGTGTCCTCCTATTGGCAATCTTCATTGTTCAAGAAGAATGTATCGAACTGGACGATGACGCAATGCATCAGTTGTTGGAAGCTATCACCTATCACGACATTGGCAGAAAAAATGACAGTGAAGACCCAAAGCATGGCGAAGATAGCGTAAAAATCTACAAACTGAATCACACAGACCCTACCGTGGAGTTTCTCATTCAATATCATTGCATCAATGATAAGAAGGCATTAAAAATTCTTGAAAGCAACAAAACAATTGAAAACAAGGAAAACGCATTGACGCTCTACAAAATCATGAAAGATGCCGATGCACTTGACCGTGTTCGTTTTGGGCTCATGGACTTGGACGAAAGGTACTTGCGCTTTAATGCAAGCAAACAGCTTGTCCTTACCGCAAAGGTTTGCTTGGAATCTATCACCGATGGCAAATGAAGCGTAGCTGCTTCCTGTGGCAGGGAAGCGTAGCTAAATGAGGCTCATTGCCGCGTAGCCAGCAACAAATTATGAACATTTCTTGTCTTTTTGCGTTTCATCCTTTCTTTTTGTTGAAATTTGTGGTATAATGACAATGAAAAATAAAAATACAATTTCTTCAAATAGGAAGTGATTTTATGAAAACGACTTCAACCAAACATAGAACACGTATGACAAGACAAAAATTGGAAGAAGAGCGCAAATTACAAGAAAAAGCAAAAAATGTTCTAATCGTTCTTATCGTCCTCGCACTTTTAGCTATCGCATTTTATTTTACCATTTGGCCTATTGTCGCCGAAAAAGTTATCGAAGTTGTCGAGACCGTCCTTGGAACAATCATTGCTTTTGGTGCAATTGTAATTGCATTTGGCGGAATTGCTTTTCTTGGCTACTTGTTCACTTATCGCCATTCGTAAATAAGACTTGCATCTCCGTGCGAACTGGGTAAACTAAATAATGTATAATAGATAACATATCGTTACCCCCCTACAGACGATTTACAATCTGTTATACAACTGTGAGCAGACTCTCATTTCGAGGGTCTGCTCTTTTTTGTTTTATCCCAGATTTCAAGGAGATGAAAAAATTGACTACTACATTCACAAAGTACGCCAAGGCGGCAGAAGATTGCCGATACAAAAACGACTTTCAGTACGACCTTCGTCAATGCGATAAAGCCCTGCACATGGACGGTCCAATGCGAATCGAAGCACAGTGCTGGATGAATCTGTTCGACCAACTCGAAGAAGGGGACATCAAAGCATATGTTCAGAGCAACTACCGCCCCGGAGCTCTCGACCCATTTCGCAAAAAGTAAGGTGACTTTATGAGCCTTTACCATTTGATGGCGGATATCGGGGCTGTTCCTTCCAAAGTGATACCAAAAATTCCGGCAAATGCAATGAAAGAAGAGGACCAAAGCATCCCGCGCATCTGCGTTAGCCGGTCTCTTGATGAATGCTTAACCGGCATCACCGTAACCGGCATCACTTTCCCATTTTTGCTCGAAGAATTGAGAACTTCTCATACAAAGCAAATCTGGGACAAACAATATCAATTTCCTTTCATCGTAAGAACCTATTGTGCCGAGAATAACAACTCGGCATTTTTTGATGAAAAGAAAGTTTCCAAATATGTTTGGGATGCAAATTTTACGGGTGAATGCTGGCTGACAGAATACATGGAGCCAATCTCAACGAAAAAACGCTGGTTGGTCAACGCTGACATTGAAAATCGACACATTATCCGCAATAATGAAAGCTGGCGATACCCGATTATCCATAATTCTGTCTGGTCAAATGTACCTACTTACCTCAATCCCGAATTTCAAGATAAACTTCTGCAGATGACCAAGATTTGGTTGGAGCAGAATTAACACACATTTTTTGGAGGTGTGTCATGAATAACAACACTACTGTATCACCGGCAGAATATTTTGCCGAGGTCAAAAGCCGTAAACAGGTCATGACGGAAGCAGGACTGTCTAAGCTCTATGAGAACTGCTTGACCCTGCTGGACGAATACCAGCGGTCCGGACAGATAGCAGCTCAGAAAAAGCTCCTGTTCCATATTGATAACATTACCCGTGAGAAAAAGCTTCTCGATGTTGGTATCGATACATTCGTTTACAAAAGCGATATCGATGACTTCATTCACATGGTCGATAATAAGGTCGTCAAAATTGTGGAGCTCGAAAACTACCAGCGTCGTATTCCGCCGGAAATCATTGCCCGCATTGAAAAATGCAAAGGCATCTTCGACAAGATGTATGTTGTCTTTACAGACTACACGCACAGGGAAGAACGCCGCGTAGAAGCTGTCAAGCGCGAGAAAGACCCGATTCTCTTTGGCACATTTCAGGATGCTGCGACCCGCACGATTGTGGAGCGCTTCTACTTTATCGGCGATTGGGTTGATGAATATTGTGACCTGACGCTCGATAAGATGGTCGCAACAGTGCAGGAAAAAGCCAACCGGGATATTATCAAGAAGTTCTCCACGCCGGAAAGTCTGCAGGAACTGAGCGACCAGCTCAGCAACCTTGACGACTCCATGAACGGGCTTTATCGTCAGCGCGAGAAAAAACCTGCTCCGAAGAAAGGTTTCTTTGCACGCGTCCGCACAGCATTCAAGGCGTTGAAAGGGGACATCTAACCGATGGCTGAAGTAGACTTGACAGAGGATAAGAGCTATTCTAACCTCATGTCCTTGCCTCGCAGCAAGAATGTACTTTTCAGAGCGTTCTATGAAACAGATATTCCTTGGAACTTCAACACCCCCTATATACTGCCACGAATTGCTCACTCGGATAAGGATTTGGAAACTCCTCCTCTGATTTTTACGGGTGATGCTGAGACTGTAAACTTTATGCGAGAAGTCGTAGAAGTGGAAGAAGGCGTACGTTGTGATTGTTGTGGAAAGCTCATCACAACTCCTTTATGGGATATGCCGATAGGTGGTCTTTGTTCTGAATGTGAACAGCGACTGGACGAGACAGTCTATGGCAAATTTAACGCTCCGTGGCAAAAGGTTGAGCAACAGAAAGCAGAGCGCCCCGTTCCGTGGTGGTACGATATCTGAGAATTTAATATTGCACTTTCTTGCGAGTTGCGTAGAATGGGAGTTGTACGATAGATAACATTCTACTTTTCCGAAGCATTTCGGACGTACAGCTTTTCACAATTCTGCATTTATTAAAGGCAGACTCACCGTTATGGTGGGCCTGCCTTTTTTGTTTGCAGAAATCCGCCATCCACCCATTTCAACAGCGACTGATAAGGAGGTCTGCTATGTCTATTTCCAAGCTTTTTGCTCCGAAAAACACTCGTTTTGCGATTTATGCCGGTAACCCAGGTTTTTCCGGCATGACCATCTGCTCCGATTTCATCGGGTATGTGGATGCCCCGACGCTCGGCGACGCCTATGAGGCGGCGCATCGGTATCTTGCCAACAGTGGCTATACCGGCATCGTGGTACGCGAAGCGTAAAGCCTTTTCGAACAAAATCAGCCGTCACAACCCGTCCGGCATTGTCGGACGGGAATTTTTGTCAAGACAGGAGTATCACACCAATGGAAAACAAGAAGAAGATTTTCATCGCCTACACCGCGTTTGTCCTCAGTGTTCTCACCATCATAGGCTGTATCGTCTGGTTTTTCTCGGTTCCTACTTACGCAGCACCGATTGAGCCGACCGAGTCTGTGGAAGAAATCGAGTACATCACGCCTTTGGAAACCGAGCTCCGTGAGCCGAACGCTCCGTCTCACAATGCACCGTTTCTTCCTGCTGCCGAAGCAGAAAAGCCTGATGCACAAGTTGAGACAGCGGAAACGGCTGTTGAGAACGAATCGGTTGTCACAGAAAAATCAGAAGATACCGTACCGCAGAATCTCTCCGAAAATGAGCTTTCCATCTATACCGCATTACGCAATGCAGGTCTCTCTAAAGCCGGTACTGCTGCGGTAATGGGTTGCATGTCAATGGAGAGCGGTCTTCGCACTACGGCAGAAAATCCAAATGACGGCGGATATGGGCTCCTGCAGTGGACCTACAGCCGCAAATCCGACCTCTTCAACTGGTGCTATACAGCAGGGCTTGATGCCACTTCTGCAGAAGGACAAGTTGCGTTTCTGGTGTATGAGCTTCAGAGCAAATACAGCATGAATGCCAGATATTCGTATCCGGTATATGAAACGCTTGTTTGCAGCAGCAGTGTAGAAGATAGTTTGACAATGTTCTTTTCCCACATGGAAGCAGGAGTCAATGTACCGATTTCTGCTTCTAAAGTGTACTGCGCCAACCTGACGACACTCGACCTCTATCGAGAGCGACTGAACGCAGCGTACAAATACTTCTAACAAAGAAAGGATGTATCACACAATGGCAAAGAGTGCCTATTTGTCCCGCAAACTGCTCAATCAGCTCGCCGCTATTGAAGCAGACAGTGATGACATGATGCTGACTCACGACCTTCACAACATTGCCATCAATGGCAAGAAAGTGGGGTGTTCTGGTCATATTGCAAACCTCTTGAATGGAAAGTGCGTCTATGTCAATACCGAAAAAGCCATTTATCAGCCTCTGTCCGACAAAAACTTGGTTCGCTATGCTGCCGACATGAAGGATTGCTCCTCCATTGGTCTTGGCGTCATGGGACGCAACCAGTTTGTAACGGACGATGCTCTCGTACAAAAAATCATTGATATGCTCCACTAAGGAGCAGAAGGAAAAATACCATGAATAAGATAATCAATACCATTGTTAAGCTCCTCACCACATTTTTCGTTCTGACTATCCTTATGAGCATCAGTGCTTTGGCGCAGGATTTCAATGTCACCAATGTTGTGACGCTCTTACTGAGTATTTACGCGCTGAACAAATGCTGTGGCATTCTGCTCAAGATGGTCAAGCCTTCTAAGCACAAGGAGGTCAAGCGTCGTGTATAAGAACTTCAAAGACATGGACGCGGAAACGCTCCACAAGATGTCTTGGGAGGTCGTTGAGGTCTTTGACAGCTACCTCTCCGGTCTTGGCGTTATGATTCCGTGTGATGATTTCAGTGAACAGAAGGAACGTGAAGAGGAAAACAGCGATGCTGCTCTTTACGGGACGGAATACTGGAATCTCGTTGACGGAATCGAGATGTGGTTCACATTATATCCGCTTCTGACGCAGGTTTATCCGAAACGCTTTATGGCTGCCTTCGATACCCTTTTGGACTCAAAAGGAATGAGTCGCTATAAGCCGCAAGGCAAGCAGCGCAAAACCATGAAAAGCAAAATCGATAAACTTTTGAAAGAAGAGGAGGATGCCGCATGAAAGGCTGGAACAGTTCTAAGCACCCCATTTTCACCGCAAACCAGATGCCTGCACCTGTCAAATGGAATCCCATGAGCGAAGACTGGAAGGCTTGGCTCGGCGAGAATCAAGTCTACCACGGCACATCTGGCTTCTCCAAAGAAGTCTTAGAGACAATGAAGAAACTGCATGACCATATTCTTACCTTCGGTGGAGATGAAGTCTGCATGACCACTTATGACGAGGACGCGCAAAAAATTCTCGACCGTGGTCAGTTCTTCTATGGCAGCAGCTACATGCGAAAAGGAGAACCGTGTCAGTGCCATTGCAATTCCGCTAATCTTTGGGATGCCAACAGAGGTCGCTGCTTCATTGCAACGGGCTATGCTCTTTCCGAAGATGGGCTTTGGCGCTCTCATTCGTGGGTCGTTCAGCCTATGCCACGCACTCTTCGCATATGGGAAACCACTGTCAAACGCGTCGCATATTTTGGCGTAGTTCTGACTGAGGAAGAGTGTGACCGATTCTATCGAGACAACGGCTAAAAATCAAAAACGAGGTAACCATAATGAAAGATATCAGTATTTCTGCTATTGCAGATACATTGGACCGCTTTCGTCTGATGGACGACCCCTATGAGTGGCACGATAACGAAGGCGTGGAAAGCACAAAGGATATTGCCGAACATCTGTTCGATAACGAATATCGCAGCGCCGTCGTTCGTGAGCTGGAAGAAAGGCTAATGTTCTACTCCTCGAATCCTGACCTGAATGGCACAGACGAAACCGGCAAAACCATGACAGAACAGTGCAGATTCATTTTGGACGGTCTTTCTACCGTTTTTGGTGAAAAAGCATAAACAAGGAGAAATCTAAATGAGTGAACGGCTTAATTTTTCCATAGACGGTGAGTTTCTCACCAATGTTGCCCGCGACTGGTTCTGGAACATGAACAAGCCGTATAAAAAGTGTGAAGAATTGTTATTCTCCTGCATGGAAGGCGGCGACAAAGAAGAAAAGCGCCGTGTCTGTCAAGACATCATTGAAGGGCGTAAGAAGCTCGTTGGTATCAATGAGTTCGAGCTTGTCGATGACAACACAAAGGTGCGCCCTTTGGGTCAAAAGGTCGAAGAACTTCAGCGCAAGATGCTGGTCAGTCAGATTCGTGAGGATATGATTGTGCATCCACTCAAGTACATCGACCGTTTCGCTATGTCATTCGATTATGATACGCTTTGTAAGGATGTAGAGCGTCATTATATCGATTATAGCTATGACAGCATCAAGGACTATGTTATTGGCGATGCGGGTTACACCGATGCCTTTAACAATGGTGCGTGGCTGCTCAACCGTCCTGACCTTGTGGCAGAATTCAACGGCGAACCGCTATCCGAACAAGAGTCTGCTCCTGATTTCTATAAGACCGGTTTCTGGGCAAAACTCTCGAACTGGATTGATGAGAATATGAAGGGGTCTTCTGTTGAGCGCCGTCAGCATCTTTACAGCCGTTATATCAATGATATGCCCATCAAGCATAGCCTGACCGAATACGGGCTAATTGCTCCTGATGGCACTTGGTATGCTTGTGAGTTTGGTGAGCACGCAGCTCTTGCCGGTCGTATCATTATGCGCAATCGTGAAGCGTTCGGTCTTTCTGACCATGAAGTTCTCGATATGGCGTATGACTGGAGCGGCAAGGGTCTCGACTACCTGTACAAGCGCGGCTGGATTGCGATTCGGAATCCTTCGATGGGCAATACATTCCTCGATATGGATGAGACTCGCACCGCAACCAAAGCGCAAGTCAACACCATTTTCGATTACATCAACAAATACCACCGCTATGACATGAATGTTTCTAAGGTCATGGCGGACTAATAGGGAGGAGTCCCAATGAAAAACGAAAATAACAATGTCGCGATTTGCGATTGTCTCAAGGCAGTCGTAAAGGATACCGTCAAGCACTACGCACGAGATTACAAAATCGATGAAGCGCGTATCAAACAGGCAGCAAAGGAAGTTGCAAAGACCGGCAAGCCTCAGACATTTCTCTGGTTTGCCCGCGAATGCGGCACCTACATGGGTCGTGAATCCGAGGTAATCAAGAGAAACACCCCGGCGTACATGGCTTACAAATACTACAACGAGCAGGAGACTTCCGAGTCGAAAACCATCAAGGCATACCTCGTGACTGTCACGGGTATTGATGGCAAAACTCCCATCGGAACTGCCTGCCCGCTGAATTATGCAAAGGAATGCGACCGCATCCGCCGTCTGGCTGTCCCTGCCAACAATATGGCTATCGACTATGCCAAGGGTACGGTGACGCAGCCTGTCGGCACCTACGTCCTGTCGGAATACCCGAAGCTCGGTTCTATCCAGCAGGTCCGCTATCTGGCTGACGACGATGCCTCTCTGGAGCGTGCCATTGACATGCTCCATACCGCACGGGAAAAGAGAGGTGCTCGCTGATGGATGTCATGGTCGAAATGACGCACGATGAAGTGCAGAACAATTTGTGCTACGCACTGATTTGTGAGACGATGGAAGGCTCTCGCTGGAATAGTGGTCGCCGTCGCAGGCTGTACAGCCAGACGTTTACCCGCAGCGAACAGCAGCGTATTTCTCACATCAAATCTACCGCCCACAAGTGGTATCTGGTATCCGGCGTACCTGACAAGGTTCGCATGAGCTACGACAACTACTTGCTTTGGCAGCGTCTTGCAGCATTCTGCGCCGAAATCTAATCTTATCTGCCGTCATCCTTTTGGGTGGCGGCATTTTTTTGTTGCACGAATGTGCGAATCGCATAAAATGGGAAATGTACGATAGATAACAGTTATCGAAAAGGCATCCTGCCCTTCGCACACTTAACATTACGCTTTAGGCGGACTTCCCAATTTGGGCAGTTCGCCTTTTTGCGTATAAACAGAAAGGAAGTATCTCTTATGAACAAGGACGAAGCAACAATCAAGATTAACCCCATCGATGACATTCAGTTCGTGCTGGAAGATTCCGGCTGCCACAATGAAGAAATCGAGGCCATGAAAACTGCCGGAACTTACGACGCTTTCATCCACAAAGTCTACAATGCCATCGACTGGTCTAACCTGTTTGAACGGATGACCCAGATGGAAAACGAAACGATTGCCAACGCTATCGATGAGGTTCGCAGTGCGCTTGCCGAGAGGAAGGATGTCGAGTGATGTTCAAAGAGTATGTTCGTCAAGACGAGTACATCATCACTGCCATTATCTTTGTCCGCAAGCTGCTGGATACTAAAGTCATCACTTTCAAGCTCTCTGATTCTCTTATTGTAGGGCTTGAAGGACTTGATGAAGATGGTGGACGCATCGTCTGTATTATGGTCAACGGCAAAGTCAATTACGCCTTGTCGGAGGCATTCAGCATGAAACGAGCCACAGACCTCAACCATTTGAAAGACTATAACCTGAAGCAGGAAGCTCCGCCGCATGTCTATGTAGCTGGCTACTGTGACACAGATACTTTCGAGTGGAAGATAGTCAAAGACCCTTATACAGACCTTCCCGGCGTTTCTCTCATTAAGACCGCTCTGGATGCGTCTCTCAAGAACGCATTTCTCTATAGGCTCAACGAACTCGGCTACGCTTGCATCGTAACGGATTCCGACTATCTCGGCAATGACTGCACACCTATCGGGAATGTGAAGCTGAGCACGGAAGAAATTCGCGACATCCAAAAATCGCTGCAAAACGGCGATTACATCTACTAATGAATGAGAGACCACCTATTTTCGTAAAGAATCCCACCAAAAAAATAAATACCCACCAAAAAGAAGGAGATGTAAACCATGAACCTTTTTATCAAAGATGAATATGGTCACATTATGACTATCTCGCCCGAAGAGCTGAAAGAGAAGCTCGGTATCACATTTGACATCGTTGCACTTGGTATCGAAGTGAACAACGGGGGAACTACCATCAAAGCTCAGTCTTACCCCAAGTGGAATTACAGCAATGGAAACCCGCCTATTGACATCTGCGTGGCTGCCAAAAGCGATGAGATGCAGGTTGCTTCGCTGACGCTCCCGACTCCCGATGTTCCCGCTCCTTTCATCTGTCTCTATGATGAGCAGGGTGAGGACGAAACAGAATGGTATGCCGGTGCCAGCCTTGCGCCTCGCAAAGAAAACGATACGACTCCTCATGTGGTGTTCGTTGACAGGAACTATGGCAAAATGGTTCCCGAAACGGATATCTTCGAAAACCGCTCGGAAATCAGCACACTTTCCTGCGCTACCAACAAGCAGCTCTTTGACTTCAAAGTTGCCGCAGCTCAAGAATAACATCTGACTATGCGGTCACCCTTTCGAGGGTGGCCGCTTTTTTTGTTGCACATTTGTGCGAGTTGCGTACACTTTTAGATAGGGGAGGTGTACCCATTTGAAAATTCTTCGTACACAACAAGCCGCTTCGGAACCGTCTTTGAAAGATGCTTTGCCGCTTGGTACTGTTCTTTCTGTTCGGGAACAGCCGGAGCAGAAATATATGATTATCGGATATGCAACTAACAACAGCCCGTTTGCGTACTATGCCGTTCCTTGGCCGCAGGGATTCATTGGCGAGGAGAGCTTGTTCCTTGTCGAACGCTATGAAATCACTGCAATCAATGGACGCGGTATCTACAATACGGAATCAGCATTGTTTTTGCAAGCGCTGGATACTGTTTTGAAGGGAGGAGCCACTAATGACAGTCAAAGAACTGAAACGAATGCTTGAGGATATAGATGACGACGCTATCCTGCTCACACGCAGCGCCTTAGAGCCGTCCGAATTCGAACAGCCTTCCGCAAGGGAACTTACTGTTGTAACCGTGCGTGGTCGTGTTATGCTGCCGCGCTGGGCGTATGCCTGTAACTTGGTTCCGGACGGTGCTCCGAAAAAAGCGGTTCTTATCGATTGAGGAGGCAGACATGAAACCTATCAATGAAACGCCTATCAGCTCTGATGCGGCATATGAGCGCGAGACGGTCATCAATTTTTGCGATGCCGAGAAAAAAGCATCCTACTATACTCGTAATCGGTCGCGCATGCAGGAATTGCGCAACTTGGCAGCCGAATATCCCGATGATGTTAAGCTGACCATCGACATGGAGGATTGCGTAGAAGCAGAATTGCCCAAGAAGTGGGTAAAGCTCCGTGCTCCCGTCAAAATGTCGGAAGAGCGCCGCGCTATTATGGTTGAGAACGGCAAACGCCTGGCAGCCATTGCAAAGGCAAAATTGGAAGAACGCAAAGCTGCTGCCACTCAAGAGGACTAAAGCCGACCGGCTTTAGATATATTTTCCCATAGACATGCAAAGGAGGAATTCACATGTCGTATTCAGAAACTGCGGCTCTGAATGCCATTTTCGGCATTCTCGGCACCTTTTGGCTGCTGGTTGTGGCGTATTTCGTCATCTCCATCATCGCCAATTGGAAAATCTTCACAAAAGCCGGACAACCCGGCTGGGCGGCCATCGTACCGTTCTACAAACAGTACATCGAGTTTAAGATTTACTGGGGTAACGGCTGGCTGTTCCTTGTCCCAATTGTGTTGGCAGCACTGGCGTTTGTACCGCTTCTCGGTCAACTACTCATCCTCGCCAACCTTGTCATCACAATTGTCACGCAGTACAAGAAGGCCGTTTCTTTTGGTCAAGGCGTTGGCTTTACCATCGGTCTTGTACTGGTCAATCCTATCTTCAACATGATTCTGGGCTTTGGTCAGTATCAGTATCTCGGCGTACCGCAAGATGGTTATTCCTATGACCAGTTGAAGAACAAGTACGATGAGCGCAAGGCTACGGCAGCTAACACCCAGACTGTCTACACCCAGCCGCCGCAGGATTATCAGCCGAACCAGAATGTCAGCTACCAAAACCCCAATACGCAGTCTCAGTATCAGCAGCCTCAGCAGCCGGTGTACCCTCAGCAGAGTTACCAGCAAGCTCCGCAACAGCCTACATACCCGCAGCAGGCTCCGGTTCAGCCGCAGGATAACAACGGCATGAGCCAGCCTAAGCCTCCTGTGCAGAACGGCCAGTAAAGCCATGTTAGTCGTTGTGGTGGTACTGTTTCTGGTGGTCATTGTTGCAATGGCGTTTGCCTATCAGAAAGCATCAATCTACTATTACGATGACCAGCAGAAATTCTTTCGACTTGCATTCGCAATAACAGCAGTCGGTGCAGCGGCACTTTTCGTTCTATTTCTCGTTTCCGGAGACACGATTGCAGCAATTGTTGCCGTCGGAAAAAGTTGACGAATGTTGCGAACTGAATACCATAGTATGTGAACGATAGATACCATACACCTATGTAGCGCTATCATTCACATTTCTGCTTTGAGGCGGGCTTCCCAACCGGGAAGTTCGCCTTTTTGCATATAAACCAAGAAGGAGTGTAATAAAAAATGCAAGCAAAAATCGTATTCAGAGGCAATAAGTGCTTTCGCGAATTCGACCTCAAAACAGTCGCGGAAAAACTAGACTTATCCATCGATGACTTTAACCACTTTGCGCTCGCTGTTGATGAAAAGAACGAAAAAACGGTATACGCATCGGTATACGCACAAGTTCCTTTATTCGAGACTCAATGCTCTGCCATCAATGTTTCCGGCTGGCTCTTTGACCGGGTTTTCAACTTGGTAGATGCCGAGCTCCCCAATAAAGAGCATCCAGACATTACAACGATGGTATATGCCGGTGACACTTGGTCCGAACCCGAAGAATGGATTGCACAAGTAAATACCACCATTCGAGATGAAAACGATGACAGCCGTCATATCATTATCTTGAACGACAGCAATGTAACCCCCATGTGGATGCAAGACGATGCCATCCAAATTCCTACTGCAGCAACCAAAGAGCAGCTCGAAAAGAAGGACAACTATTTCACTTTCAGAAGCCTTTCTATGCAGCTTGCTGATGATGGCAACAGCAAATACTTCTCTTTCGATGAAAACAGCCAAACCCTATACGCAAATTGCCTTGAAGCAAAAGAATATGCCATGCGTCTTCTCCATACATATTGCAAAGGCGTAAAGGCAGTTACCGGCAAAAAGCAGGATGCCGATGGACACACGGTATATTGCATTCAGGGAATCTACAGCAAGCCTCTCAAAGCATCCTTATGGGATGAGGTCAGAGAGCATATCATCAAAACAAGAGACTATCAAAAGATGAACCGTGTCCTCGGCTATACGCCTGATGCTGTCACTGACCTTGACCTTCTGCGCTATGTACTTGACAAAGCAGCGGCGGTCTTGCCGGATGAGCTCATCCGCAAATGGTACGCCGAAATGGATATTGAAGAATTTTAGTGGAATGGCCTCATTCCACTAAGTTCCTTCAATATCACAGGCGGATGTACTTTTGTACATCAAGATGACGAGCTGCACTTGTACGGTTTTCCCAGCTTACAACCATGCGAAGGCGTCATCTAGCCAAGGGAAACACAACCTCCTGCTTCGGCAGGGGAGACTTATCGTAAAGGAGGTGGCGTATATGTCCACTGTGTATGTGCTTAATAAAGACGGTAAGCCTTTGATGCCTACGACTCGCTGTGGACATGTACGCCATCTGCTTAAAGAGCAGAAAGCACGAGTCGTAGCATCAAAACCGTTTACCATTCAACTGTTGTACGAAGCCGACGATGTGGTGCAGTCGCTATACTTAGGCATCGACCCCGGCAGGACCAATATCGGTGTTGCCGTTGTCAAAACAGACGGCACGGCAGTCTTTACTGCGCATTTGGAAACTCGCAACAAGGAAATTCCGAAACTGATGCAAGGTCGCAAAAAAGCCCGCCGTGCAAGACGCACCAACGGCAGACGATGCCGCCGTCAACGGAGAGCTAAGGCTAATGGCACTATTTCCAAGAAATGCGTAAAGCATGATACTGCTCAAAATGGCAGCGTCAGCAAACGTGCAAAAGAAATTGGTGTTATCAAGCGCCATCTTCCGGGTTGTGAGAAAGATGTACTTTGCATCGGCATCAAAAACAAAGAAGCAAAGTTCAGCAATCGCACAAGACCGGAAGGCTGGCTCACACCTACCGCAAATCAGTTGCTGCAAACACACATCAACTTGGTAAAGAAGATTCGGAAGTTTCTTCCTATCAGCGATGCTGTGCTCGAAATCAACAAATTTGCGTTTATGCAGTTGGATAATCCTAATATTCAGAAATGGCAGTATCAGCAAGGTCCGCTCTATCAAAAAGCAAACCTTGAAGAAGCCGTCTCTGAAATGCAGGAACACCATTGCTTGTTTTGCAAGAAACCCATTGCCCATTACCATCATGTGGTTCCGCAATCTGAAAACGGCAGCGATACCATTGGCAACATTGTTGGCTTATGCACAAAGCACCACGACCTTGTGCATAAGGATACCGCGTGGCAAAAGAAGCTTGCCAAAAAGAAAACCGGACTCAATAAAAAATATGGCGTTTTGAGTGTGTTGAATCAAATCATTCCGGCGCTGACGAAAGAGTTGAGTTCTCTTTTCCCGAAACATTTCTTTGCGACCAATGGTAAAAGCACCTACGATTACCGTTCAGCGCACGGCGTAAGCAAAGACCATTGGCTCGATGCTTATTGTATCGCTTGTTCTGTTTTACCAAATGATGTTTGCGATAGCGGCATCAACAATCGTGTGCCGTATGAACTTAAACAGTTCCGTCGCCACGATAGACGAGCACTAAATAACGAAAACATGAGCCGTGTGTACACGCTCAATGACAATGTGGTTGCCACAAATCGGCATAAAGCTACTAAGCAGACAACTGACAGCTTGGAAGAGTTTCGTCAAAACCATCCAGATGATGTTTGCAAGCTTAAAGTAAAAGAGCACCATCCAACATACAGAAACATGAACCGCAACTATCCGGGAAGCGTATTTCTTATCGGAAAGCAAGTTCATGTAATGCAAGGAATAGCGGGTTCCAAAGACGGGGAAGCAACAACATACAAAGATACTAACGCAAACTCAATAGCCGCCGGAAAATGCAAATTTGTTGCAAAGAATTCTGGCATATTGTTTGTGTAGCGTGAATTAAAAGTAGTAAAACCACGAAAAATCTTCAATAACCGCCGAAATGCAAAACAAAAGTACCAACAAAGCCAAAGCTTTGCCAACCGAATTCATAAAGGAGTGAGAAAAACTTATGGACTTATACGAAGTTGAAAGCAAAATCAAAGATTTGGAAGCATCCTACAATAAAGAGGCAGACAATCTTATGCAGGAGCTCAACGCCTACAAAAAGAAAAACCCGATTCTTCCTCTGTATGGAGATGACCCGAATGTCGACAAGATGATTGCGAATAAAAATCGAATCATCCGCAGCCAGTACACTCGCCGCGAAAACAAAGTCCACAAACTGTGGGAAAAGTTCTACGATGATGTCACGGACATTGTCTCAGCAGAATATAATCTTCCCACAGATGTAGCCAAACTCGTTGTACAACAAGTGCGTGACAGGGATATAGGGCGCAGCGAACTTGCTTCTTATCTGGACCATTACGCAATCTTTGCCGAAGCGGTTCTGGACGCTGTGTTGTGAACCTCTTGCGAATCTGTGCGAAGTGACTAAAATTGTAGATGTACGATAGATAACAATAACCTACAAAGGCATTTTGTCTTTCGTACTTTTCATAATTTCGCTTGAAGGCGGACTTCCTGCTTTAGGGAGCCCGCCTTTTTGCGTTCCATAACAAAAATCAGAAAAGGAGACAGAAAATGAACGACATTTGGAAAAGCCTTGCCTCACGGCTCAGCGAAGCGGAAGAACTTCCTCGACGCCCTGACTACAGCACTCTGCCAAAGACCACAGATGTTATCGACGAAGAAAAGTCGGTTCGCTGGAACAGGGAAGAGGTTGAGCGCCGTAGAAAAGAGTGGATTGTGAAACGCAATACTTTGCTGCGCAAGAGAAACAATGCAGTAGGCGTTGTCCAAAACGACATCATCCTGCAAATCCAAAAGGAGCTGGAAGAAGAGACCGGTAAACCTGTCGACAAAGTGGTTGCTACACTTCTCTGGAATAAAGCCTATGAACGCGGCCACGCTGGTGGGTTCTATGAGATTTACGCAGCCATTGAAGACTACGAAGACCTTCTCACCACTGTACTGAAGGGTGGTTGGCTGGAATGAATCTCAACATCCGTCCGGGCACTTTCGTATGGAACTTGCACCGTAAACCAATTTCAACGGTGAAATGCTCGCTCAGCTTGATACAGCAGCTCAGATTCTCGGTGTAGAATACGAAAAAATTGACATAAGTAAATAATAGGAGGCTCCTATGAAACTAGACGAATACCTTATCCGTAACGGCGTCAAGCTGTTTATCAATCCCTTAACACCAAAAGGCGAACCGCGTCAGACAAATAGCCTCGGTGCCTTTGATTACGCCGAAAACCTCGACAATATCCTCGGCAAACATGTATGGATTTGCGATTATCGTGTCAATGATAAAGCAGTCCTGAAGCCGATTCGAGACGTGAAGCCTATGGAAGTCGTTATTGCAGACGCAAACAACTGCAAAAAGACTATCTACTATTCGCCGGTCTACTTTCAGCCGGTGAAGGGGAAGAAGGTTCTTTCTACCGTTATCGCCCCAATCGACAATACCGGCTACCGTTGCAGCCCCGGCGTTTCTGTTAATATCTTTGACACTAGGGAAGAATGTGTTAAGTGCTATCGGGAACAGGTTCGACAGGCAGACGAGATTTATGAAAAAGAGAAAGCTCGCATCATCAAAGAGTTCGACGCTCGCATGCAGATTCTCAATGATTCTCTCACACCGTTCAAAGATGTCCCGCAGAGCGATTACACGGTAACTGTTAAAGCTGATGCCACAAACAATGACCTGCCTTACAGTGCAAAAGACCGTGGCTATCGTTACGAAGTGTCTAAGAGCATGACGCCTGAAAAGTACGCTATTGAGAAGTTCAAAAGTTGTGTACTTCGTGACCTTGCAGACGAACTTAGTGCCAATACCCAGTGGAAGCGTGGCGCACCTATCAGTCTGACCTTCGTCATGGACATCTATGTTGATGGTATGCGAGATATCACTCAGACTGAAATGATGCCGCTAACACTCACCTTGTAAAAATCGCAAAAACAAGTTAAAATGACATTCAAAGAAAGAAAGGAATTTGCTTTATGAAAACGATGGAACTTGCTGCTTCTATTATCGATGTCTTCGAGGACTACCTCTCCACTATCGACAAGGTCATCCCTTGTGCTGACCCCGATGATGAGGAAGACCGTGCTGAGAACGATAATGCGGCCGCCATCTATGGCACCGAATACTACACTCTGGAGGATACTATCAACGGCTTCTTGCAGAACGACCCGCTCAACCCCAGCGCCTACATTGACAAGTGCCTCAATGCTTTTGATTCTCTGCTCGATGAGAAGGGGATGAACGATGAAAAGCCGCAGGGTGAGAACCGCGACAAGATTCGTGACCGCATCTGCCACTTGGCTGACAGCGAGAAGGCTGCTGATGACGAAAAGAAGCACTACGCAGACCTCTGCACCAAGGCAAAAGCTTGGAGCACCGCCTACTATGAGCAGGATGCCCCGGCAGTTACGGACGAAGAGTACGATACCGTGATGCACGAGATTCGTGACATTGAAGCTCGCCATCCCGATTTCGTGACTCCAGACAGTCCTACGCAGGTCGTTGGTGGCAAGCGTGTTATCGGTATCCCGGTCGAACACCGTGTTCCGATGCTCTCGCTGCTCGATGTGTTTTCCGATGACGAGGTTCGCAGTTTTGTGGATTCGGTGAAAGCTGAATACCCCGACGCGACCTTCTCTGTGGAGCGCAAAATCGACGGTTTGAGCCTGTCTCTGGTCTATGAGCGTTCTAAGTCCTCTCAAACCTATGCACATCTGGTTCAGGCTTCGACGCGCGGTGATGGTCATGTCGGTGAAGATGTGACGGCGAATGTTGCCGCCCTCAGTTGCTTGCCTTACAGCATTGAGCTCCCGGAAGGCATCAACAAGATTGAGCTGCGCGGTGAGTGCTACATGTCCGAAAAGGACTTTGAGGCGACCAACGCGAAGCAGGCAGAAGCAGGGAAGAAGCTCTTCGCCAATCCCCGCAACTGTGCTGCCGGTTCTCTGCGTCAGGCAGACCCCGCCATTGCTCGCGAACGCAATCTTCAGGTCTTCATCTTCAATGTTCAGTCGGTGAACGATGGTGATGCTGCCCAGTTTGGCAACAGCCATTTCGACCAGCTTGAATACCTGTGCAATGGCTGCCAGTTCAAAACCACCGGCTTCTCCCATTGCGACAATGCAGATGCAGTTCTCGATGCCATCAAACACATTGGCGATACCCGCTACGATGTGGATTACCCCATTGACGGTGCGGTCGTGAAGGTCAATGAGCTTGACATCCGCCAGAAGATGGGGGAGCGTACAAAGACCCCGAAATGGGCTGTGGCGTTCAAGTATCCCGCCGAAGAAAAGGGGACTATCCTGCGCAGCATTCAGTTGCAGACTGGTCGTACTGGTCGTGTCACGCCTGTTGCGGTCTTTGACCCCGTTCAGCTTGCCGGGACTCGCGTGGAGCGTGCAACGCTCAACAACGCAAACTTCATCAAGGCACTGGACATCCGCATCGGCGATACTATCGTCCTGCACAAGTCCGGCGACATCATCCCCAAAATCACGATGGTGGAGCTGGAAAAGCGTCCTGTAGACGCTGTGCCTTATGACATGGCAAAGCAGGTCTGCCCTGTTTGCGGTGCGCCTATCGCGCCTGTAAACGGCTCTGTGGACCTCTACTGCACCAACGACACCTGCCCTGCAAAGACCGTGAATCGCGTCATTCACTTTGCCTCGAAGCCCTGCATGGACATCAAGGGACTTGGTCCTCAGATGATTCAGGATTTGGTTGACAGCCGGTTCATTGAGAGCCCCGTTGACCTTTACCGGCTCTATGAGGAAGAAAGTGAGCTGACCGACATGTATGGCGCGAAGATTGCCAAGAAGGTTCTTGCTGCCATCGAAAAGTCCAAGGAACAGAATGCCGACCGTGTCCTCAAAGGTCTTGGCTACCGTCTCATCGGTGGTCATGTTGCTCGTGCGCTGTTTACTCAGTGCAAAGCCACGAACGGCAACCTCCTGACACTGTCTACGCTCAATGTAGATACCATCAAGGAGTGCAACATTCCCGGCTTCTCTGATGCCATCTATGCTGCACTCGATGCGATGCTTTCCAACGCGGAGTTTAAGCAGGAAGTCAATACCTTGCATGATGCCGGTGTCAATCTTGACTATCATGCTCCGGCAGGTGCCAATGATGAGTCTGCGCCGCTCGCTGGCAAGACATTCGTTATTACCGGTACGTTGCCTTCCATGAACCGCGATGAAGCTAAGACTTATATCGAAGCGCATGGCGGCAAAGTCTCCGGAAGTGTCTCCAAGAAGACGAGCTATCTCGTTGCAGGTGAAGCTGCTGGTTCCAAGCTCGATAAGGCAAACACTCTGGGCGTGCCCGTTCTGAGTGAGGATGACCTTAAAGCAATGTGCCTGTGAGGGGAGGTCTCGGTATGTACGACTTTGACCGCATCGTTAAGGCTGCGGAGTCCTGTGAATTTCACAGCGCATTTGCCTCTGACATTAAGCTCTGTGAAAATGCACTTGGCATGGGTGGTCTTATGGGAATCAATGCCGAATGCTGGCTTGATATTCTGAACACTATGCCGGACGCTGAAATCGCAGAGTATGTCCGCACCAAGTATAAGCCCGACCTCTTGAATCCGTTCAAGGGAACATCCTTGTATATTAAATCATGACCTATTTGCCGTCCACCCTTCACGGGGTGGGCGGTTTTTTGTTTTATACGCAATATCGTGTGTTTTTGTGCGTTGCAAAATAAACTCACACGCCGTATAACAGCATTTCTTAGCAACTTGCACGCGTGTAACATTCCGCGCAAGTTGTAGTTGACGGCACTTGCGAACTGCGTATGATAGGTAATGTATCAAAGATACCATTTCACTCTTCATTTTTAACATTCCGCTTTTGCAAGGACAGTCCTCTTTCGAGGCTGTCTTTTTTATTTTGCAAAAACGGACACGCCGCTGTGGAGATAACATCAAGAGCAGCACCCTTAAACTATCATGAATAACACGAACATGAACGAAAAAGTCATCGCCATTTGCCCTGATTGCGGTTGCAAGTATACAACCACAAAAGCAAACCTCGTTAAATTTGCACAGCGCGGCGAAACCGCCTGCCCTGCTTGCAGATTCAAAAAAGTCAAAGTCAATAAGGCTGCTGTTGCATCCAAAACAGAAACACATCACAGCAAAAAGCTTGTTCTTGGAGTCAACGATTTGGCTACCAAGTACCCTAAAGTTGCTGCTATGTGGAGTCCCAAAAACACGATTCGTCCCGACGAAGTCCGCTGCGACAGCTCCAAAAAGGTGATTGTTGTGTGCCCTGACTGTCATGCGGAGTACACAACCAGTATCATCTCTTTGGTCAAAAGCGTCAAAAACGGAACCTTCACTTGCCCTGTATGCCGTGGCATGAAAGTTGTTCCCGGAATCAATGACTTGGCAACCACATCTCCTGCTGTGGCAAAAATGTGGAGCGACAAAAACGCTTTCTCCCCGCGTGAAGTAAGCGCTAATAGCTGCAAGAAGGTCGTCGTTGTATGCCCTGATTGCGGTGAGGAATACATCACTCATGTGGATTCTCTTGTCCGTTGCATCAACAACGGCATCCACACTTGCCCATGCTGTGCTCACCACAAATCCATCTCCAACAACCTTGGGTTCGAATATAACGGGCTCATGACGAAAACAATGAATGATGGCTCAAAAGCAACCATCGTTCGTATCATCAGCACAAATGCTGTTGATGTTCGGTTTGAAGACGGATTTGTTCTGAAACATGCCCGCATGACCCAGTTCAACAACGGCACACTGAAAGGTCATCGCGCAAGCGCCATCAGCTACTAAGTTCAATCCTTACAAAGAAAAGCTTTGAAAAATCCTATCCTGCTCTCCGTCATCAACTCTCTGAAGACGATGAATCCCGAAATGTATCCGCGTGTACTCGCTGCAGCCGAGGAAAGCGCCGACATGAAGGAGTTCAACGCTCGTCTGCAGATTCTGCTGGCAGAGTAAAGCAATTTCCTTAATAATCCCGTTGCCGCCTAAACGTATGAAAAGGAAGTGTCCAAACAAATGAAAATTATTAAATCCACCATCATACTGTTCGTTGCGGTTCCCGCAATGGCTGTTTATGCCTTGTATGAAGCCATCAATGCGCTGGCAATCGAAATCGACCTGGTGCGCATCCGTGCTATGACGAATTGCTGCCGTAAGTTTAAGACTATGTAACGATAAGCCGTCTGCCTTCGGGTGGGCGGCTTTTTCTTTTGCGAAAAAGTATTGACGAGGATTGCGAACGGCATACAATAAGAGACGAACGATAGATATTACTTCACTTCCATTAGTCTTCACATTCCTCTCTTTGATTAGGGCGGACACTCTGTATGAGTGTCTGCCCTTTTTCTTTTTGAGGCTTCCCGCAGATGTTTCTGCGTTTATATAAATCCGTTTTAACACTGTTACTCTTTTGAGGAGGGATAACTTAGCATTAGTCTTATTTTGCCATTGGCACGTACTCGCTGCGTTAATGCGTTCCGTAAAAATACCATTTACAGTAAAGGAGAAATACCAATCATGAATACTTCCATGAAAATTTATCTCGTTATACACAAGTTCTGTAATGAGGACTACGACGGCAATCCTATGCTCGGCGAAGAAATCATCACATCTTTTTCTACGAAGGAGACCGCAGAGCGGTTCGTCCTGAAGTGGAGCAACCCTCACAGCCTCCCAAAGCCTTATGACGGGATTTACCTTGGTGAGCTCTACATCAAAGAGCTGACCTTGGACAGCGTCAATATCGACGAAGACCCACATATCGGCAAAGACTTGGAAGATTACTATTGCCGTGACTATGAGGATGAAGAAGAGGAAGAGACTGAGGCTACTCCGTCTTACGATGAGCATATTGATGATGAGGTTGCTGAAGAAATGCCTCCTCACATTGTCCACGGCATTATCAAATGTTATGGGAATAGCAGTGGTAATATCGGGCTTTCTCCTTGCTTCGTTGACTTGTACGAAATGCACATCTTTAACCTCAAATACTCTTACGCGCACAATTGGACTGATGAGAGCGAACGGCTTTCTGTTGTCCTTGGTACAGACCCTGCGGGTGAAGAACTGCCTGTCATTGATATCGACAGCAAAGAAGATGCCGATTACACTGACATTGACTTCTTCGACCAGCTTTACTGGATTTCCAGCTATAGCGACATCAACAGTTCGAGCGCTGCTCTTCGCAAGGTGAAAAACCATGTTGTTGCCAAGTATCTTTCTACTCTGGACGACAGCGAAGTCAACGTCTCGAAAATCTTTGGCATTCCAGAAAACCCGTTCGACAGAAGCAGTTACATTTTGGATGGTCTTAAAAAGGTGTCGGACAAAGAGTTTGGTATGTATTACCATCTCTTTGAAGATTCTCTGCCCCAATCCAAAAGACCCGAATAATCTTTTCTGTGAATCAGAACGTACACGCTGCGTTAATGCGAAACTTAGTACCCACAATAAGGTGCTTATTAAATACATGTCTCAGCCGTGTGTCGCCACGATAGTGCATTAAACATAGATGTTCTCGCCGCGTTCCGCCGCGTAAGAGCAATTCATATATAAATACTACTTCAAGAGGGAGGTGCGCTTCGTGCGTATCCATTACATATTTTAGGGCTTGATTGCCCTTTAAGCACCCAAACTCCATAGTTTTATCTAAAGTTGCTTCTAGCTGCAGTATGAAGCAGCTTTGAATAGACTGTTGGGTTTGTTAAGCCGCTCGCCTTTTGGCGGGTGGCTTTCTTTTTTTACAAAAAAGTTGTTGACAACGCTTGCGAACTGCATACAATAGAGAACGAACAATAGATACCACTTATCCTTGCCATTCACATTCCATCCAAAAGGGCGGACACTCTCAGAGTGCCTGTCCTTTTTTCTTTTTGGACAAAGGTAAAATTGCGACATAAGGTTCGCACGTTAAACACCACGATACGGTGATTTGAATAGATACCAACTGCTGTAATCAGCACGTACACGCTACGTTAATGCGAAACTTAGTGCCAACAAGGTACTTATTAAATATACATCTCAGCCGCGTACCGCCGCGATAGTGCATTAGAACATATAAATCAAAACATTTAATTAAAAGGAGAAAAAGGTTATGAGCAACATATTTTAGAGATTAAAAAACTTTATCCGCACAAAGATGGTCGAAAAATTCGGCAACTACGTCAAAAACTATCCAGAAAAAGACGAGCTAAATAAAAAAGCCAAGGAAATAGGATAGCTTGTCGGAATGATTGCCAGCTTTGCCATTACAACAGCCTTTAACAAGGGCATATCAATGCTGTAGTGGAAAGAAATTCTCGGCTACGGCACTATTGGTCTTTTGCTTGTAATAGCATACAAGTTGAAGAAGTATTACAAAAAGCACGAATTTAGTGACGCACAAAAAGTCATTGAGTGCTTCTTGGATGGTGTAGCCATAACAGAGAAGTTAAAAAGAGCTTTTGAAGATAAAGTAAAAGAAAGAATCAAAAGCGCAAAAGATGAAGAATCGGTAGAATCCGAAAATTCATAGAAAGAAAAGTAAAATTACGCTCCGTTTTATGGGGCACGCTATGGAGATAATTTCAAGAGTAGCGCGTCTGCCCCACGAAACGGGGCTTTATTATGAAGAAAAATACCACCACAAAGATTCATGTCGGTATTACCGATAACTATTTCAATGCCCTCTCCAAACAGAACCTACCGATGAGCAGTGCTGCCTGCGAGATTGTGGACAACATAATCTCCAACAGCAAAGGTCCCATCAATTCGCTGGTTGCTGTTGAAGAGGGTTCTGCAAAGGGTATGCTTGCCCTGATTTTTGCCGATTGGGGCAAAGGCATGACCCTCGAGCGTCTCGAAGAAAGCGTTCAGCTTGGTTCCCGCCACACTGATGAGGGTCCTCTGTGCATCCACGGCGTTGGTTTGAACAACTTCCTGCTGGTCGCCACCCGCAACAAGTACCCGTGGTTTATCGCCACGCGTAAACCGGGTGAGAAGACCTACCATCGCATCGACGGGCCTTTCTCCACCACGATGGAGATTACCGAGCAGAAGGAAATTCCTCTGGAGAACATCGTGATGCGTGATGCCTACAAGAGCCTCGGTGCCCCGTCCACCATCATCTATGTTGAGATGGACAAGAGCACGGCGAGCACTATGCTCACCACCTCTGGCACTTGCTCTCCCAGCTTGGTTCGCAACACCAATATCATTCGTCGCTCTCTTGCAGAGCACTTTGGCGTCAAGTACCGCAATTACTTGGCACCCGATGATTCCGGTATTGCACCCGCCCGCATTCTGATTCCCGATTATCAGATGGCGAACGGCAAGGTTTGCGATGTCTTTGTGAAGCCAATCTTCCCGCGTTACAAGACGAAGGAGGATACCCGCTACATCAATGTCGATTACGATGGTCACACTATCCCGTTGACCGTTGATGTCGGTTTGATGGACATCGTTGCCACCCAGAAGGGCGCTGTCACGGGCGGTTACAGCCTGAAGCACTACTATCAGGGCAACATGGCAACGCAGGGCGTTGACATCCAGCTCGGCAACCGCGTCATTGCAACTGCTCAGTTGGATACCATCTGGGACCGTGCCCGTCATCCGTCCTTCAACCATTTTGTTGGCACTGTTGCCATCGATATCTCTGACCTGCCGCGCGGATTCTTGAACACGTTGCCCAACAAGTCCAACATCGACTTGAGCGATAATGGGTGGCGTGCTATCTTCGACGCTATCAAGTCTGAGGTATCTCTGGTTGAAGACTCTTCTTGCCCTCTTGAGGTCTATGCAAAGAAGTTTGCGGAAAACCTTGAGAACAGCACCGGCAACAAGGTTGAGCTGCAGTTCCCCGTATATGCCAATCGTACGCGTATCGATGTTCTGGAGTATCTGGACAATGACCATTGTGTCATCCACGACTTCATGTCGACTACCGCAAACCTGAAGGCTGTCGCAGAGCTTCGCACGCACTGGGATGGCATGGTTGCTCAGGGCTGCCAGCCTGTTTCTGCTACCATGTACTGCCCCAAAATCGGTCCGATGCTCAAGCACACCTGCGATGAGCTGAATACCCTTATTCAGTCCATGAACGATAAGGATTTTAAGGATGCCTGGGCTGCCGTGAAGGGAGATGTGGCAAAGATGCCTCATTACAGCTTTGCTGTTGAGGTTGACAAGAATATCCCCGACAAAAAAGCCTAACCAATAAAGTCACTAGCCGCCTGCTTTTCGGAGCAAGCGGCTTTTTGTGTAATTGATTATTTTTACGAAATGTGGTATAATACAAGCGCCGAGAGGAGGGCTTGTGCAATGAAAGAGCAAAGATATTCCGACCACGAAATTATCTATATGCAGGTCCGCCTGTACCACCTCGCCTGTGAAAAGTGGGATGCAACACCAAAAGAAATTCTTGCAATTTTTAAGAAAAACAATTTGTTCTTGAAAATTAAAGAATGCTATGATTCGTTTCATCTCTACGGCGACGAGGGTGTCCTTGAGGACCTCTTCCAAATGATAGAAGGGGAAAAGCCAAAATGGAAAACAAAGTAATTCTCTATCATACGAGTTATTGTGTAGTAAATGAACCGAATCTTGAATTGTGCAGTGACAATCGAGATTTCGGTAAAGGCTTTTACCTCACATCTTCTTACATTCAAGCACGACGATTTGTTAAAACATCTTTAAGAAAAGCAAAGATGGAGAAATTCATTGACGAGAAGGAAACCACCGGATATATCAACAAATTTGAGTTTGATGTCACACTGTTGAAACAGCTAAAAACACATGAATTCGCAGAAGCAAATCGAGAATGGCTACATTGTGTCGTCGCACATAGACGTCGCGATGTATTTCAAGAACTAATTCCCATGTATATGCCATATGATATAATGATTGGCAAAATTGCTGATGACCGTACAGGTCCAACAATTTTCACCTATATCAATGGGCAATATGGCGAAATTGGTTCTGAAGAAGCAGACAGTCTGTGCTTGCACTTTTTAATTCCAAACAAGTTTGAAGACCAGTGGGTATTTCGCAGCGAAAGCGCCATATCTCATCTGAAGTTTTTGGGGAGTGACGAAGTATGTCTACTTTAAAACAATATCAACAGAGCCTTAGCGTAGACAATGTTCTTGCCATGACCATTGAAGACTTGTCTAAAAAGTATAACATCGAATATTCCGATATGTGCGCACAATTTCTTGAAAGTGATGTGGCGCAAAAGCTATCCGAACCAGATGATACTCTTTGGGCATTTGGTCCTGCTTCCATCATCGAATGGTATGAAATCGAACAGCGAAGCAAAAAAGACTCTCCCGACACACCGCAATAAACCCATTCACGCCGTCTGCCATTTGGTAGACGGCTTTTTCTTTTTGCCTCAAAATATTTTGTTGCAGAAACTTGCGAATTGAGTAAAATTAAATTTATCGAAAGGATGTGAGCCACCTTGAAGCGCATCGAAACATTACTTGAAAAAATTTCCAGCACAGGACTTATTCTTTATATAGCCGGTATCATCAGCCTTATTGCTTGCGCTATTGCTACTGTTGTGAAAGCTATGACATGGATAGATATGCTCCATTATGCAGGGTGCATCTTTGGATGTGGCTTCGCATTGATGGCAGTTGGCGCTATTGGGCTTGCTCTTATTGGCAAGGCAGAACGCAAACGCTTAACAAAGAAAAACTGAGAGGAGAGCGCAAAAGTGCAAACACATAGAAAAGTTGTTTCATTTGCAGCTTTATTGATGGCAGCCTCTGTGCTTCTCACGGGCTGTGCATCTCAAGAAATTCAAGCTCGCAAAGCAGCCATTGCCGCAGCATCTGCGACACAGCCGGAAGAAACACCTGCTCCTACGCTGAAACCGACTGCTGCACCTATTGACCGTTGGTCGCTGCTTGATAATCTTCCAGATTTTGCTGTTGGAACACTTCCTGCACCTATTATTACATGGGTGGATGGCTTGCCGCTTGGCGAAAACCCGCTGACATATGAGGACGGTCAGCACATTGACGGCTTGTTCTCTAATGCAAGTGGGGGAAGCATCCAGCTTTCCGATGTTTCTGTAGAAGACCTCAAAGACACTCCTGTCAATGTTCGCATGAACATGACACTATCTGTTCTGGACGATACTGCTACTCCTACAAGTAATTCTTCGGATGCTTCTTCTGATACGAGCGTTACAGATTTCTGCCTGCATACAAAAGGCTCAGACGGAGGACAGGCGTTCTACTACCAGATTGGATATAACGGCGACTACCCGATGGATATTCTCAATGGTGCTTTAGCGATTGAAAATAATCTGACATTTGGGGAAGCCTTTGACAATGGTTTGTATTACTCCTCCGCAGCACCGGACGAATTTGCGGGATATCCGGAAGAGGGAACACCAAAAGACCAAATCAATTTCCTATACTCTACATTTGGCACACCATCTGGTTTGTACTGGGCCGACAATGTAGATGGAGTACAGTATGGGTCATTTGAAGAATTCCGCGATGCAGAATATGACAAAGACAACGGAGCCAAACACTTCTATCTTATCTGGAATTTCGAAAAATGTACAATTGCTGCTGCCTGCTCTGACGATTTTAGTAATCCGGATGTTCTCGGCACCACCATCAATGAAATCTATGAATTCCCGATTCTTACCGGCACTGACTATGTCAAAGAAAGCACCAATAACTTCTTCTGGGGCTATCTTGGCTATGGCGATGCTCCTATCCGCTTGATTGGTCTATACACAGAAGTTCCTGCTTCAAAAGTTTCTGTAATTGAAACGGAACCTGCATCAGAATCAGCAGCGAATGCAGAAACACAATCCAATAATGACGATTCGGTAGCTGAAACCACACCTGACAGTGAAAATGCGGATTCCGCAGCTGATTCCTCTTCTGAGGTTACGGAGGGCAATGCGGCTTCTTCCAAATCAGAAACAACATCCAGCACAACCTAAAATAAATCCTTGCGTATCTGTGCGAACTGCATATTATGGTAAGTGTACTACAGATACCAAGCAAAACACTATTTAGTTTTCACAGTTCTGAACTTTTGGCAGACTTCCCTAGTAATAGGCAAGTCTGCTTTTTGTTTGAAATTGAACTCTAAAACGCACTTTGTTGCATCTGAAAAGTACAAATTTTATGTTTTTAGGAGTGTAATAGCATGGACAAAACAACTGACAACGCATACCTCGAAACTCTCGGCGCTGTAGACTGGGATACTTTCTATCAGGAAAAGATGGCACTTCAGAACATCACCGATTACCTGCATCGAAACAAAGAGCAGGAAAACGGCATGTTTGGTCGCGCTGCCAACTGGATGGAAGGTATCCTCACTATGATGGACAATCTCGGCGACGCGGCAGAAGACGAAGGTGATTTCGTGTACCCGGAGCGTGACGAAAATGACCGCTGCCTCGATAATCGCTTCAATGATGTTCTTGACCGCTCACCGGATGCTGCAATGTAAGCCGCGAAAAGGAGTCGCATTATGCGTATCCAAAGAGACTGCACATTAAAAAGTACCAGCAACAACGACAAACGACTTCAGTATGTACTGGGGCACAAAGGAAAGCTTCACATTAACAACGGACAGCCAATGGTGTTTGTTGTTGGTGATGCCGAAGCTCAATGTAAGTTAACAACCGCACCGATTCAGCGTATCGGCATCGTCGGGGGCAACATTCTTGTAAAAACCGTCATCGGTACAGAGTACGTCTTCGATATGCACTGACACGCACATCTATCCACCGCAGTTGTTGTTTCTGTAAAAAGAACTTCAACTGCATTTTTGTTTCATTACCGAAGGAGGGTAAACTCATGAATCTTATTCAGTATGCGTCTAAAAAAGAGCGCGTTCACGTTGAGCAAATTATCCGTGAGCAGCCTGTTCTGAAAGACGCTGACAATGTGGCAATCAAAACAATCTCCGTACGCAAGAGCCTCGGCCTGACGATGGATGTCTTTGCACCTGCCGCAGCTTCTGATGAGCCGCTGCCGGTTCTCGTCGACATTCATGGCGGCGGGCTGATTGCTGGGCGAAAAGAGCAGAACCGCAACTTTTGCATCCGAATGGCGCAGAACGGCTATCTGGTGTTTGCTCCCGACTATCGTCTCGTTCCCGAAACGAACATTTTTGGACAGATTTCGGATGTTCTGGAAGCTCTCACTGTCATCGAAGACCGTGCCTCGGAATTCGGTGGCGATGTGCGGAACCTGTTCATCGTGGCTGACAGTGCCGGTGCTTTCTTGGCATCTATGGCAGTCACTGCGATGCACAATCCTGCAGAGATGCAGCCAGTCATCAGCCGCCTTGACAGACATATTCCTCATAAAGTACAGACGCTCCGCGTGGGTGCTATGGCGTTCCAGAGCGGGATGTTCTATATCTACAAAGGAAAGGTTGGTCTGTTGGCTGACAGCTACATGGAGAAAGACTGGCGCAAAAAAGGCTACGCCGCCGTTATCCAGCCGGAATTCTACTCCAAGCTGCTGCCCCAGTGCTTCCTCTGCTCTGGCAAGGATGACTTCTTAAAGAAGCAGACAATGCAGTTTAACGAGCTGCTCGAAAACGACAACCGTACTCACAGGTATGTGTTTAGCAACGACAAGGGAGCCGACCACGCTTATGCTGCACTCCATCCGGAAACGGCATGGGGCGAAATGGCAAACACCGAAATGTTGGTCTTCTTTTACCGCTGCAAACGTTGAGAGGGGGAAACTCTATGACACGCGAAGAGTATATCAAAAATCTGAAGAATCAAGGCAAAGTCACTGTCAAAGACCTTGCTGAGCTTCTTACATTCACGCTCGATAAAGGCAACGAGCTGATGTTTGAGGATGACCATGTTGAAGTTTACATCCCCATCAACTTCGATGTCGACAAGGTTTTTGGCTTTGATGTCTGCAAAACCGACAATGGGGATTGGGTCAACCTGTACCTTTGCTGGTATCCGAACAAGGATGCCTACGATACCAAAGTCAAAATGTACCTATACTACTGCAACAACTCCACCGATGACGATGATTTCGAGTTGGAAGTTGCTTTGACATGGGACCAGCACAATGCGATTCTGCAGCGACTCACAGAACAGTATGAGAAAGCCTATGACTCCACCATCGAGAATGACTGGGAAGAATACCTTGTCGACAGTGAGGTGGACGATTATCCAAACGAAGACGAGGAGGAATAACTCGTGAATATCAACCACTATGCGCTTCGAAAGGAGCGGGAGATACAGAAATTCATCAATAAACTGCCGCCACTCAATGCGGCGGCCGCAGGGGTGGGGAATGATAAGCGAATCACCCACCACATCCTTACGGGCTATCACAACAACCATCTTCCTATCTCAGTTTTTGTGCCAAAGCATAAAGAAGATGGGGAAAAGTTTCCTGTTATCATCGACATTTACGGTGGCGGATTTGTTGCAGGACGAAGCGAGCAAAACAAGTGCTTTGGTGCATGGTGTGCCGAGCACGGGTATCTGACCTTTATTCCGGAATATACTCCCATCCCCGAAACGAACCTTTTTGGGCAAATCGGAGATATTCTCAAGGCATTTGAGGCTATCGACCGTCTCGCCGACAATTATGATGGCGACAAATCCAAGATGTACCTTGTGGGCGATGGTGCAGGTGCGGCACTTGCGTGCTTGACCTACGCTCTCATTTGGCATCCGGTTTCCATGCGTCATTTAGATGACGAATTGCCGTTCAACATTCCTCAAAATGCAAAATTTTCCTTTCGGGCAATGTGCCTGCAAAATGGAATCTTTACGCTCACTGACGGAAAAACAGCAGCTATTACACCGTATCTCATGGAAAAAGATTGGAAAAAAACGAGCTATGCACCTTATGTATCTCCCAAAACATATGCCAAAATGCTCCCGCCGTGCTTCCTTGTGACCGGTATTTCCGATTCGCAAAAGAAAGATACGAAACGGTTCAGCAACTTATTGGCGCACAAACGAATCAAATGTAAGACATATATCACACATACGCCTTTCACCAAAGAGAGCTTCGCTGCCAGATACCCCGGCAAGCCCTATTCTGAGGCTGCCAATCTGGAAATGCTGAAGTTTTTCGAACAAATCTAAGCCAAGAAAGGAGGCATTGTAATGGCTATCTACCAAACCAGAAATTGCATTTGTGCGGTCCAGTGGGACCCCGAAGACAAACAGAGCCTTGAAAACATCAAAGCACTTGTGAAAGATAACCCCCGTCTCGGCTGGAAAGTCAACGATAATATTCTCTCCAATAATGTCATCATCTGTAACTGCTTTGGTCAGCAAGAACTGTGCCTCCATCCCTACCACTATCTCGTTGAAGGTAAAAGAGACAGCCTTTTCAGTGTACCACCTGAGACCTTCGAACTTATCTATGAGCTTGATAGTGGTACTGCCTATCAGCGGCACTAAAGGAGAATGCAATGGCAAAGAAATACCTTGGCATCGTTCTGACAACGCGCCGATACGATATGTACCGCTTCGTGGTGTATCAGTATGAAGATACCGCCATGGTGAACACCTGTCCTCTGTGCCAGTTGCTCCGTGCAATTCACGCATACAGCAAGGAATACATGGAAGAGCAACGCGAGATTCGTGGTTATGTGCCGCGTCGCCGTTGGTTCAACCTTGACAATTCCTTGCCGGGTTACGCTCTGCATGAGTACGGGCTTACCCAGTGTGCAGGAATGTCGTTTGAACCTTGCCGCATTCCGCCGACCGCAGCATTTCGCCTAATGGAAGGCGTGAACGCTGCCAACTGGAAGAAGCATATCTGGTTTATTGACGGCGATGTAACGATGTTAGGCTAAAAGTGGTTGCACATTCGTGCGAAGCGATTACAATTAGAACTGTACGATAGATACCATTCACAACGGTTTCCGTCTTACAATTCACAATTCTGTATCCGACAAGCAGACTTCCTTTCACGGGAGGTCTGCTTTTTTATTGTTAGGGAGGAGGGCATTATGCCTGTAACTTACTTTAAGGTTAAACCGGAATCAGCTATGTACAAAAACTTCTTTATCGAAAACACAGAACGGAAAAAGCTCAAAAAGCACATTTCCGAATTCATGAAAAACCATTTTGGCAATGGCAAGCACGAAGTCTGGACAACGCTTTATCCGTCTCTTGTCATGACACTATCATCCGAAAAAGCAAAAGAACTCAGCCACCAGCTTTGTAAAGGAGCGCTTGGCGATAGCCAGTATGTCTTTAAAGGCAACAACGGCGACCGGTTTTACCGTTTCAAGAAAAACTCTAAAACCTACAAGCTCTGGAAGGACGAGGTTATGGCTCATATCAATGAGGACAACCTGCGTGCAAATGCTTTTTGGAGATTCGATTTCCCGAACTCCTTTTATGCGGATGCCAACTTGCAAGTGGCAGCCAGCGGAGACCTTTATGGGACCTATTCTGGCGACGAGGGCGATGAGCTGCATTTCCCGAAAGATGTCACAGTGATTTCCGAAGCAGAATATCAGAAAGCATTTCAGTAAAAACACAAAAATCCAACCCAAGAAGGAGAGAAAACCATGAACGACAATTACACTATCAATATCAATGCCATGTGGAAACTCAACAACACCATCGGCAAAAGGCTCGAATGCGTTGATGCCGAACGCGCAAAAAAGCTGAGGCAGAAAAAGCAGCGCCGTGACAAGCGCAAAAACAGCTTTCGTGCAGCCAAGCACCGTTACGAGCTCTGCAAAGCTACGGGTACATGTGACAAGAAGAATGCCCCGTCTCGGCTGCGTAAAGGCTTCTCCGGTGGTTCTTACCACTACGATGCCCTCAGCCATTACAGCAACTGCAAAAACAAGGCACCCGCCAAGACGTTTTCCATCTCTACTTACCGCCGCGAATGCGAGGCAAAGGACAAGATGGCGGAATACGCCTATTATCCCATTCAGGATGAGTGTTTCTACGGCTACGAATATCCCGACGAAGGGATGACGTTTTACGAAGACCTCAAGGAGTTTCTGCGGGTTCACTGCCTTGCTTCTGAGGAAGAACTTTCCGACTGTGGCATCGTTGAAATGATGACCATTGCCTACGCGCTCGGTGGCGAGAAGCAGCTTGGCATCAATGCGTATGATGTCACTCGAACCGTTTACCACTATGACGATTGGGGCGACCCGCACGCCGTGAGGGAATGCCTCCCGCTCTGCCACACCGCACACACGCTGCTCGGTCGCGGCAATTCGCTCATTCCCGGCTATGACGACTGCTGGGACGACATTGGATGCTATTACTGATACCATATTTGCCGCTGCCCTTTTGTGGGTGGCGACTTTTTCTTTTGTGAAAAGCCATCCTTGCGCGTCTGTGCGAATCAGATAAAATAAAATATACAATGTAAGAAAAGGAGAATGTACTTGCCCCTAAAATTTTTATTGCAAATTATTGCGAACTGAATAAAATCATGGTTGTACGATAGATACCATTAAACCCGGAAGGTTTCTTTCGCACAATTCATAGTTCTGTGAGCAATGTGCAGATTCGTCTTCGGATGAGTCTGCTTTTTGTTTACACCAATTTCTAAAAAGGAGTGTATTAAAATGACTAACGCAAATGAAATGGCACAGAAAGGCTTCGACACAGGTTTCACCGATGCCAATGACAACGAACTCCATGTGGGTGACTATGTCCGTATCTGCGGTCATATTGGAAAAATCGTTTTTTCCTGTGGCGCATTCGGCATCTTCATTGCAGATGAAGTTCCTTGGGATGCCCTTGAAGAACTGGTTCGGAAGGACAGCGGTAACCGCCCCTCTTTCTTGTACAATGACACCTTCATCAGCTTTTGGGAGATTGTCTGGAACTTGAGTGAGGACACGGACGAGCCGTGCTTGCCCTATGTTGAGAGCATCACCGCGACCGGCGGTATTTTCACCGACGAGAACGGCAATAAGGATGTCTTCATGGGCTGCATCAACGGTTGCTCCGCCACATTGACTCAGTGCGAATACACCTGCGGACGCTACCACACGTGTGATACCGTAGCAGTGGCAAACGACCTGCTTCGCGACGAAGAGCTTGGGAAGGAGGAAAATGATAAGAAGTATCTTTTCCCTGAAAGCAATGTCATCGACATGTCGAAACTCTACAAAGATGGTGAAGATGTGATGTTCTATTGGTGCAATGCCTGCGGAGAAGTAAATCTCCCCGGTGATATTGGCATTGTGCTACACGAAAAGGATGAACTGCCTCTTCACATCCAAAGCATCTATGCCAATCTGGAGTGCGAATGCAATGAGACAAATGAGTATGCCGCCAACATCTGTAATAAGAGCGGCATCCTTCTCATGGCACTCTATCCGTACCAATTTGTTGCAGATGTGCTAAAAATTGACGAACGAAGCCAGAAGGCACAAGATGCAACCGAGCAGTTTGCCTTGAATCTCAAGGCTTTCTCTAATAACCTGCTCGCGGAGTTCAAGAAGGTTGACCCGAATTGCGAGGTCGTTTTGGGAATTCATACCGACCCGGAAGGTCCGGAGCTCGGCGTGTTTATCCCATTCTTTGAAGATGAAAAGCCTGTTGAAAATAACCTTTCTGCAGTCCGCAAGAGATTCAATGAGATTGCGTACTCTGATGCAGTGCGCAACCTTATCCGTAAGGGGGTTAATAGCAATGGCTAAAAAGGTTAGACATCTTCCTAACTGTGCTGTCGAAGAAGTAATGGATAAAGTGGCAAACGACTTGCTGTGTGCCGACAAACTTTGGCAGGGAGAATAAACACATGACCATCAAACATCCCATTACCGGTGAACGCACCGGTTACTTTGACGAGAATGCCACCGCTCTGAAGGTTGGCGATACCGTGGAGCTCTTTGGGCAGAACGGAACCGTCACCTTCGACGGTATCGTTTTCCAGAACGGTGTGCCTTGGGAAGCCATCAAGGACAAGGTATGGCAGCTTTATAAAAGCAGCCCTTGCCTTGTGAACAAGACGAACTTCTTGAGCTTCATCGAGACTATCATGAATTTCTGTGATGACATTGAGGGAACGAAGCTCCCGTTTGTCAAGAAAATCAATAACAAGGAGGTTACTCACGATGACAAAAAAGCTTGCTGAATCTTACAAGAAAGCCTACGGATTCTGGGAAGTTACTACGGAAGGCGACTGCGAAGGCAGGTCTGTCAGTAGGCTCGGTATCTATGAGGGTTACATTGATGAGATTGCTCTGGCATTGGCAGACCGGTGCTATTATTCCTTGTGTTTTCGTCCCATTGACCCGCGTGCTCTCGATTTGACGCCAAAGCGCAAATCCGTAGAAATTTCTTTCGATATCGGGTCGAACACTTGGGACATGGACAATGAGGGTATCGTTGCAGCTTTCAAAGAGGTGCTTAAAGACCGTCCCGTCTATGTTCATAAAGGGCGCTTATTTAGCAGTGTAAATATCTCTACCGAAGAAGAGAGCGAAGAGGAAAAACGGCAAAAAATCCTGAAAAAGCTTTCTCCTGAGGAACGTCGGATTTTGGGTATTGAGGAGTAAAAACTATGAAGGAAATTGCATTTACCGTAAACCCCGACTCGGAGCTGTATGCTAACCATTTCATCCAGAAGGCTGAGAAAAAGCGGTTTGCAGAACTCGCTTCTGCTTTCCTTAACGCTCATTTTCCCGGCGAAGGAAACAATAGCATCATGCTTGGCAAGCGTTTGGAAGTCGAACTTTCTCCTGAAACAGAAGAAAAGTTCCGCAGCCAGCTTCTTAAAAACAAGAACAGCAGTGGCTTTTCAATGTTCAAAGCAAAATCCACCGAAAATCAGTGCTGGCACGAGGAGGTTATTTCCAAAGTTGACCTCAAAAAATACGAAGCCTCTCGTTTTTGGTGGATGGATTTTCCGGGCGTTGGGCATCTGCGCACAAGTCTCTGGGATGATGGAAACGGTAATGTTTATGGGTACTATTGCTCCGAATTCTACTCTGACAAGGGCACGATTCCTGACTACGCCACAGAAATCAAGCTGAGCGAGTATTACGCCGCTGTGGAAGCGTACGAGGCCGAGGTGAAGGCAAAGTGAATCTCACCATCTCCCGCTCAGTAATCAGCCTCAGCAAAGGCATTTCTGTCGTCAATCAATATACGGATTTCGTTCCGTTCAGTCTCAACGACCAACTTTCGTTTGAGCTTGCAAATCAGAAATATATCTCTGCTACTGCAGTTTGCCGCAAAAAAGGTGCTATGTTGTTCTGTACGAACCACCCTTTCTGCGACCCTGATGAAGTTCATTTTCCCATGAACCATGAGAAGACAAATGTTGGTGGATACAATGCAAGTGATATGCGGGAATATCTAAACCGCGTCGTTATCAACCTCTTCCCCGAAGAAATTCGTAAAGAGATGATGCCATTCGACAACAACGACTGGCTGCGTCTTCCTACATACAATGAGCTTTTTGGTCCTGCAAGAGCTGGATTGCCGAGTGAACGTTGGATTTGCTGCGCATCTTCCAACGGCAGAATCATGCGGAGAATAGGCAATACCTTCAATGACATCATGCCTGCGTCCTATTGGTTGGGAACAACTTGTGAGGATTACCCGAACACTTTCTACTATGTCAACGAGAAGGGTGAGGCAGGTCCTTGTCTTGCTAATCTCAATTTTTTCTCGATTCGGCTTGTATTCATGCTGAAAAATCGAGACTAATACCATTTTGCCGTCTGCCTTCGGGTAGGCGGCTTTTTCTTTTTTGCTCTTGCAGGAATGTGCGAGACGAATACAATAGATACTGTACGATAGATACCATTCTACTTGCTGTAATTATACAGTCGTACACAATTCATATTTCTGTTCCCAACGGCGGCAGACTCTTTTCGGAGAGCTTGTCGCTTTTTCTGTTGGGGCCCAATTTAGGAGGTAAACACCATGTCCAAAAAGAACAAAATCAATCGCAGCGCTCAGCCTTATAGCGGTATCGATGTCGATGTCATTCAGTATCATTCTGATGGCAGCTTTGCAAAACGCACGCTTCGCAGCATCTTCGGCATGACACCTGTGCAGTACGAGCTTTGGCTTCGCTACGGTAACAACGTTGACTTCACGAACAATCGATAACAAGAGGAGAAATTTCTATGAAAGTAAGATGCAATAACTGCATGGCCGTTTTTGACGAGCCTGAAATCATTTACAACGAAAAAAGCAACACCGAAGCCTGCCCGCATTGTGGCAAAATCGGTTGCCTCATGGATTTGACCGATGAAGAGGCGCAGTCTGATGAGAACCGACTCAACGAGCTTGCTGCCCACTTTGACGGCATCGAATCTCGCCGCAAACTGATTGAGGAATTTGGCAAGTCCCATACATCCTATATGGGCATCAACAACCACGGCGAACAGGTAACGCTTTCTATTTCCGAAGACGGCATCATCGAGCGTGTCTGGCAGGACGACCATCGTGTCCGAGTCGAGGAATACGATAAGGAAGGCTACCATGTGGGTGAATCCTACGACGGTCGCTGGACGGAAGACCCTATGCCTATTCCGGACGGTTCTCCTCTTGACAAAGAAGTGGAGCTTTCGGACGCACAGCTTCAGCGCAATGATGACATCTATGCTGCTGTAACGAAGATGTGCCGGGTCTTGACCGAGAACAATGAGCAAGAGTTCAACATGAGCATTGTCGGTCCTATTGCCGATTACGCTGCTATGCTCTTGACTCGTGAAGGCAACAAAGTACGATTCCCGTCTGTCGTTCAGGACACCGCCGGTCACATCTACATTGAGAACTATTATGATGACGGGGAGGTGCAGGCAATATGAGCAGCCTTTTCAGCAGCCATATAACACCTCTGAGTAGCCGCAAGCGTCATTGTTGGACCATCTACTTTTGGATGAACGGTATACCCGTATTATACGGGTAACATTTTGCTCTGGAGGAAATGTAATAATCAATGGCAAAGCAAAAACTCAACGACGATTTGCAGCTTTCTGACGAAGAATGCAGGGAGCTCTATGACAAGTATGTCGACAGCAGGCACTATGAGCCAAAGCCTTTCATTCTGACCGGTCTATCTCAAATGCCCGACATTCTTGCTAACACAATGAACAAATCCGAATAACCATATATAGCTGCTTTCCGCAAAAAGAAGGCAGCTATTTTGCTATTTTTTGTTGCAGAAACTTGCGAATTGCAGACAATAGATAATAGATAATAAAAATTTAGGAGTGATTCTATGAACCGCTTAGAAATCGATGTCTTTCACCGTTTTCTGGCTCAGCCGGAAGTTATAACGGCAGAGGGCATCATCAAAACTACGGATTATAACGGCAGCATCATTGATTGCTATTGCCGTCTGTTGAAAGTTCTAATTGCAACAGGCGCACACAGCGTTTATGCCATCTACATGATGCGTTCTCTTGGTGAAGAAACCGATGCTGAGCCAGATTTTGACGCACAGTCCGACTATAAGTTTGTTGCCTACTGCGTTGATGGAGAAAAGCTCTATTCCGATAGCGATAAGCTGAAAGTTGCTTTCGACATGGATGCTGACCCAATTGACAAGGAGCATGTTGCTACCATCTGGGGTAACTATCTGCGCACTATTGTTGAACCGAATCCCGGCAAGGTTCTGAACAGCAAACAAATCGACCTTGCCGCAAATTTTGCAATCCGTGAATTCGTCTTCGATGAACCTATTGACTGCGTTGCACAGGGTATTATGGAGAAATATGACATCACGGATGCAGGATACAAAAACTATCTTGCCAACCCGGAAACATGGGCGGCTACAAATACCCGTTCTTTAGATGAAGCATGGACGAAAGAAAAAGGCTATGCGTTTACCGATTCCTTTGTTAAAATCCTTATTTCTCTCGAATATCTGTACAAAAAACAAGTAGAATTCAGTAGACTCAAGCCCGCTGACAGTTTCTGGCGTTGGTACAAAGAACTTGCTACCGCTGTCAAACCCCATATCATGGAAAGCATCGACATTGAACTGGAAGCTGGCGGGAAGACCTTTATTGTTCCGTACTCGGCTGACAAGCTCTTTTCGGAAGCTAATGTACGAAACAAATCTTTGCCTATCGAATACGCCGATGTCGGCATTGAGAAGGCATTGATGTACTTCCTCATGCAATCCGGGACTTCCGATGGCAGCTTTATTCCTCTTTCGATGCTTACCCGTATCTCTTACGGTGATAGCGTTCTGTGGGAGAACAAGAAGCACCTCAATTGGAAATATGGAGATGGAAAGTGCGGATGAGAGACAGAAACCCGGAAATTTCGTTGATGCCGGAATTTGACAGCGAAGAGGCGTTCAACTCCAATTTTGCAAAGGAAACAGCAGCAGTAGCACCGTATCGCGACAGCCAAGGGCGGCTCGTTCTGGATGATATCCATGATTTGCCCAAGGTAGTCGAAAAGGTGTTTGCCGGGCATCCCGAATTTACGCATACTTTTTTCTACGACGATTAAGCAAAGGCATTTGCATATCTGTGCGAGTCGTGTACAATAAATACTGTACGATAGATAACATCCACAGTGAAGGCATTGTCTTTCGTACAACCGTTCATATTTTCGCTTTGAGGGCGGACTTCCTTCTTGGGAGCCCGCCTTTTTGCGTAACAAAAAGGAGTGTATTGAAAAATGACTATTGTTGCAAAATCTACAATTGACCCAAAGACAGGCGACCTGCACATGCAGGTTCTTCCACAGGAATTTGATTCCCGTCAAAAGGCCCACGATGCTATGCGCGAGGAATACTTTAAGGAACTGAAAAAGCTCGGCCTGGAAGACAACGACGCGATGGATGAGACCTGCGAGGAATCCTGTGAAGGCGGATACATCGACTTTGATGAAGCCGAAATCTTTGCCTTCACGGATTATGCGCCGGATAAACTGCTCCCCGTCGCCCTGTTTGCCATCTATGACAGAAAGTGAGGTATCACAATGGCTAAAAAGCGCACAAAAGAAATCATTCCGGAGAAAACTCCGCAGAAACGCGGAACGGATAGCTACTCTTACGAGAAAGCCTGCAACGCAGCAAAGAACTCTGGCACACCCACATACCGTTTTGCTGTGGGAGACAGGGTGCAGGTTGGACATCTTCCTAACTGTGTTGTCGAAGAAGTGATGGATGATGGCGCAATGTATCTCATTCGCGTCACCACCAAGGACCATGTCGAATATTCCTGCTGGGCTTGGACGAGTGTTCGACCGCTGGATGACGACAAAGACACGCATTTCGCAAAGCGCAACTCTGCACTATCCCGTCTGCACTACTCAAATCGCAGCATGTACTCTCTACTCAGCTTCCATTACCTGTTCGGCGTTGATTTCAACCCCGATTATCAACGCGGTTCCGTTTGGGATGAGGAGGACAGAGAGAAACTGCTGGACAGCATCTTCGCAGGGCGCGAAATTGGTCGTTTCGTCTTCAAGCAGTTGCCCTTTAATCGCACAAACGACGATGGCAACTACTACGAAATCGTCGATGGCAAGCAGCGTATGTTGACATTGCTTGCCTTCTACGAAAATCGCTTCCCGTATAAGGGCGTATTCTACAATGACCTTTCTCCGCAGGATAAGAACTGGTTCATGGATGCTCCCATTGGTGTTGCTGAACTTGACCAGAATACAACCCATGCGGAAGTTCTGGAAGTTTTCCTCGCTCTGAACGAAGGCGGTAAGCCTGTCGCAAAGGAAGTTCTCGACCATGCACGCGAACTGCTGAAAAATGAAGCAAACAATAGCGAAATGTAACTACTGCGAACGCGAAATGCTAACGGTCAACGACTGCTTGTATAAGCGCGTGGTCGTTAAGGTTTCCAAAAACAAAGAAATTATTTTTACGTAAATTAGTAGACCACCAATTTTCGTAAAAAATCCCGCCAAAAATAATAAAATACCCAACACAAAAAAGGAGAATCACAATGGCTAATTATCACAAAAGAAACAGCATCCGTGCGGTCCAGTGGGACCCCGAAAACGCGCAGAGCTTCAAGGACATCAAGAAGCTGGTTGCCGAAAATCCCGGTCTTGGCTGGAAAGTGAGGGATAATATCATCCACAACTGCGTCACCATTTACAGCTTTACCCATGACGTGATGCGTATCATGCCCTACGAATATCTGGTGGAGGGCAAAAAAAACAGTCTTTTCATCGTTCCAGCTGAATCTTTTGAACTCATGTACGAATCGGACGAAAGCAGAAAATGGTGAAATGCAATGACTGAATTGTTCTTGAGTTGTGACTGTCTGGAAAGCTTCGATTCTGCTGTGCTGACCATCTAAAGAGGTAATATAAACTATGTTGACTTTTACTGTTGAGGAACTGATTCGTTTTCTCTCAAACTGGACCATGACCTTTTTTGAGGGTGCAAAACGCAGCGATGACATCGTGTTCTCCCACTATTACTCGTTTTTCAAGCGTCCGGTTTTGGTTAAGGAACATCAAGTTGAATCGCTCTATGTGATGGTTCAGGACCGAGATTCGTCGGACGGGAAAAAGCCATCCTTTTCACGATTCGCAAAATGGGAATTTGGCGGCTTCATTGTAGATAGCAAAACCATCTACTTAGCCTCCAAAACCATAAAAGAGTTGCTTCAAAACAGCGATTTCATCGATGATATGGATGTCTTCGAAAAACTGGACAGTATCCGTATTCCGCTGTTCCGAAAGAACATTCCGGCAGACCCCGCAATGTTTCAGGATAAGGATACAGTGGATAAAGCAGTCCGCAATGCTTGCTCCGCCTTTCTTTTTGGAACTCGATGCAATGAGTTCTCCAACCTGATTCGAACTATGTATCCTCTGAACGATGACGATGTGATTCACTATTTGTCATCTCCATCGGATTGGGCTGAAGAGACAAGTTCTGTCATTACGGCAAGCAACGGAACGGCATCCAGAATTTATTACATGGCCCGGTTGATTGCCATTGATAGGATGTCGGAACTATTCCTTACGTTTTATGAGCACGACAGTGCCGACCCTAAGGACATCACCAATGTGTGCAAAAGCATGATGGATGCTGTCGAACCTTATAAAGTCGTCACTCTCGTCATGGACTATATTGACGACAAGAAAATGGGTGAGCATCTTGAAGTGGATTGTCCCAGCCACCTTATTCGCGATGCGGATGTACTGCGCAGGAAAGGAATCTCCGTGACTCGTATCAGCGCCTTCGCAAAGCCGGAAGACACTCAGCGCTTTGTTTGCAAGCATCCCAACCTCATCAAACAGGTTGAGAAGGGAACCAATATGTTCGATGTCTTCGTTTTTCCAATTGATTGTATCACGCGTATCCGGGCTGGAGAGAAGGTTCTGTGGACCAACCCGACCATGTAATGCCAGAGGCATCTAAAATGCGCTGACAATCTGAAAAGAGGTATAAAGAATGTTTAAACAATCCATCGGTATGACCGAGAGCGATGCAAGGCAGATTGCCGAGATGTATCTTTCCCGCTACAACTCCACCTATTGGGACGGCAGCGGCGAAGTTCCTTCCGAAGCAAACTTTGACATTTGCCGGGTTGCGGTAGATAGTATGTACGAGGGCTGCACGCTTGAAATCCAGCTTTGCAAACCTGATGCCTGTCCTTGCTACGCCGCCTCCATCCATTTGTTTGAGGGCGGTTTCTGGACGGGTTTTGGAGTTGGCAGCTTCAACAAAACAGCGCTCTGCTACGATATTGGCTCAGCTTCTGCTCTGGCAAGCGCTATCATGCGTATCTGCGCAACCTATGAGAATCTCACCAATTTTCGTAAGGTTTTTGTCGAGCGCCTTGTTATCAGCAAAGAGCGCATGAACGAAATCAATCAGTACACCGACGGAGGCAAAAAGCAGGACGAGATTGAGTTCGAGTCCGTTACCTTTGCCGATGGTATGTGCATGGATGTTCGCTGCATCCCGCGCAAGAACGGTCCCTCGTGGTGCGAGGCGGCTATTTATTACGCGGACGAAGATGTTGTCACATCTGAGCCGTACAATTCGTTCTACAATCACTGGGTCTGCCAGACGGCAAATGCCACCTACCATCTCTATATGGGCGTTGCCGATACCGAGTGATGGTTGACGCATTATGCGAGTTGCGTAAACTTGTAACTGTATGATAGATACCATTTATGACTGATATTTTGGGTCTTGATTACAATTCATATTTCTGCATTAAGGGCAGGCTTCCTATTCTGGGAAGTCTGCCCTTTTTTGTATAACAGCTTTAGATAGGAGTGTTTCCATGTACATCAAAAAAATCACCTTCAAAGCATTCAAAGACTATCTCAAAAATCCAACCGATTTCTTTTTGGAAGGCAACATTTTCATATCTGACGATATTGCAAAATATTGCCGCCTCGTCCGAACCCCTGCAGCAAAAGGAGAACACAATGTTGAGGTTCTTTATGGTAAAGTACAGCTTACATATCACCCGGAACGCAACATAGGTGGCAGATATTTTTACTCTAACGCTTCTTTGGATTTCATGGGGTACGTTGTCGACGGTGAAACAATATATTCTGCCAGTGAAGCCCTCCACGAATTGTTCCCAAAATTCAAAACGGATACGACGAACGAACAGATTCTCATTGCCGCTTCAGAAGAATTGGAGGCATATCTCGACACAACTGTATGTATTAAGCCTCGCGAGCTTCTTGACCCTCGTTACCAACGTAGGGCTTACGAACCTGCAGTCAGGAAATATGCCCTAGGCAATTCTGCTTGCGGAACTATCTTTGACAACTTCCCAAACCTCCTTCAACATTTTGGCGATATTGACAAGGTCGATTTTCTTGCTAATCCCACCGGGTGGGGCGAAAGATATGCGACTATGAAAGAATCTCTCTTGTTCGACAAAGAAACTGTAAAATTCATGCTTTGTGTCCAGCATTGCGTCAAACGGTACATCAAAGAGTTCGAAGAACACACCGATTGCTATGAAAGCCAGTGCGAAACGCTCATGAATGCTCTCGACGACTGCAATATTGTGCGCATTGCTATCAAAGTAAATGGGCAAACATATCGGGTCGACTATCCAGCAGCTTGGATGCAAGATTACGAAACGATTTCCACCAAAGGTCTTCCGATATGGGGTGTTCGCGGGAGCAAAGCCAAAATCGACAGATTCCTTGCCGAGAACTACAAGGACTACGACCACGAGACCATTCCGCTGAAGCTCATCTCCCATATTCGAAACAATAGGGACAGAAAGGGCACTATTTGGACCAACCCGTTCTTCGAAGAGGTCTAAGAAGTAGCTCTTGCCAGAATGTACGAACCGCATATCATAAAAGTGTACGATAGATAACATCTATATTAGGCGCAGCCATTGCGCTCGTACACTTCACAATTTCGCTTAACGGCGGACTTGCTCCTTTCCGGGGGCAGGTCCGCTTTTTGCGTCCGAAAAAGAAAAATGAAAAGAGTAAAAGGAGATAACCTATGAGTACGCATAGTTATATCGGTGTCATTGAAGAAGATGGTACGCTGAAATATGTCTACTGCCATTCCGATGGCTACCCGTCCTATCTCGGTCGAATGCTGCTTACCTATTACAACACCCCGGAACTTGCCACAGGGCTTGTGAACCTCGGTGATTTGTCAATGGTGCGGTCAATGGTGCGTAAGCGCCTCGTCCCTGACAAGGGAGAATACCACACATTCAAGAAACCTGTCCGCGAAGGTCCGAAGGGTGGTATCACCACCGCTTATCATCGTGACCGGAAAGAACGTTTCCACATCAACAAGACCGTTATTGGCGGGTCGGATATCAGCACGAATGCTAAAAAGGTGTTTTTGGATATCGCCAAGAGCGACTATATTCCCTATGCATATCTGTATGATATCGCTGAAAAACAATGGTTTGCCTGTGATACCTGTCAGGATTGCGGATTTTCGTTATTGAACGAGAATTACCTGCAAACCCATGTCTGAACCTTGCGCAGTGCTGCAAAGTAGGTATAATTAGCAAATAAATCGAAACACCGAGCAGATTCGGTTCATCTTGTTAAAAAAGTAGTCGGTGTTTTATTGACACCACTTGCGAACCGCATATCATAAAAGTGTACGATAGATAACATCTATATTAGGCACAGCCATTGCGCTCGTACACTTCACAATTTCGCTTGAAGAGCGGACTTCCCACATCGGGAGGTCCGCTCTTTTTGTGTTAAGAATGCAGTCAATATTATCAAAAACCAGCTTGCGCTGGAGAAGGAGGGCTAAGCCTTATGTTTTTAGACACAATTTATGAAGAAGATTTCCACAATTTTCTCAAAAACCCCACTGATTTCACACTTTCCGGAGTCGTTATGAACGAAAATGAAAAAGGATATTATTATCGTTTCGTTCGTGTCCCAATGGCCGATGGCGAGCATAGTGTCGAGGCATTATTTGGGCAAATGTGCAGTAACTATCCCACCAGCATAAGCAAAGACCATTTTTCTGAACAGCATAACCTTGAGTTTATGGCTTATGTTGTGGGCCACGAAAAGACCTATGCTGAAAGCTATGAGTTCCTGCGATTGTTTGATGTCACCTCTGCTTACACCGGTCCCCATTCCGCAATGGGTGAGATGACGAAAACACTGTGGGATTATCTGGAGCAGAAAACAATTCTCGACCCTGACTATCTGAACACGCCCGAATTGCAGAACGAGGCTTATGAAAACGCTGTCAAACAGTATGTCCTGCAAAAGAAAGACACCGCATTTGAAGAAAGCCTTCGTGAATTCTTTGAGCACATTGATGACACCGCAACCATCGAGTTTTTCGCTAATCCTACCGGATGGGCGAAAAGGGTAGTCGATGTCCTCGATAAGAATCTCACTTCTCGTGATGGCACACCTTTCAGCAAAAGCATCGGGAAAAAATTCGTTGCCGTCCAACATCTCACCCAATTAAAGATGCTGGAGTTCCAGTCTAAGCCACATTGTTGGGAAAGTGAGTGCCGTAGTTTGTTTGTTGCGACTGCAAAAGCAAAAAACATTCGGCTCGTTATTGAAGCCAATGGGAAAGAAATGCAGGTGCAATATCCCGTTTCCAACCTGATTACTTCTGAAACGATTAAGAACAAGGTCATTTCTACATGGGCTATTGCACCGCGTAAGCTCTGCAATGATGTGGAAGAATTTCTTTCGGAGAACTGCGCTGACTACAGTAAATACCGGTCTGATATTCCCATGAAGGCTGTCTCTCGCATTGAAAGTGGACGCAAAGTTCTTTGGAAGAACCCTATTTTTGAGGAAACCAAAAAATAATTCCAATTCCAAAAAGGCCTTGCATTCGTATGCGGATGGGGTATAATGGTATACATACGATAGATACCATATCTACCACCAACCGTTTCTCAACCTGCTTAACTTCAAGCAGGCACGCCTTTTGACGTGTCTGCTTTTTGTTTTGCAGACAACGAAGGAGGTCCCACATGTACATCCGCAACTTGACCCCGCATAGCGTGACCGTGGCCGGCATCACCATCGAGCCCTCCGGCATAGTTGCTCGCGTCTCCGCAGCGACTGCAGATGCTGGCTCGGTGGACTTCAACGGGACCACTATCCCGCTGACGACCACCGTCTACGGCGAGGTGCAGAACCTTCCCGCCCAGCGCGACGACACTCTGCTCATCGTGAGCAGCCTCGTTGCCGCACGGTGCAAGGACCGTACCGATGTCTTCATCCCCAATGAGCCTATCCGTGACGCGGAAGGGCACATCGTGGGGTGCAAGAGCCTCGGTCGCGTCTAACCGCACCACCCCTTAGGCAGCACTTGCCTCCTGAACGATACAGGTACTAAAAAAGGTGTTCCGAGATTGCTTGGGTTAACGGCAATGTAGAGCGTGACTGAATATCCACCATCGGGTCACACCAGCTCTATCAAAACGATGGATTGCAATATGAGGCTATATCTCAAAAGTCAGGACAGTCGGCAATGGGACGTCCTGCACCAGAATTTTCTGGCTGTAGAAAGAAGCTGTACTTATACAGTGAGCACTCATTGCGCCAGTACGAGGGCACCAACAGGGAATACATAACCTAGGTGATATACCGAGCTCGTATAACGCCATATCGGTGATTCTTGTCTGAGAATCGGCGTTGGACTTCACTCCCGGTGCAGAGGAGTAGTCAATCAGGGTCATCCTGAAGCGACGGGTAGCAGGTTTTTGACATCCTCCACGAGGATGGCTTGCTATCAGCATGAATTGTGCTGACACACGATTCGTTCCATTTGAGCCTTGCAGAAATGCGGGGCTCTTTTTTTGTTGTCAATTCGTGCGAAATGAGTATATTTGGAAATGTAGAAGCCAAGCACCGAAAGGAGAATCCATATGTGTTGTCTGAAAATTGATACTGAAACGCTGCTGGCGAACTGTCTAAACACTTGCAAGACTTATTCGTTTTCACCGGATGATTTGCAGCAAATTGTAAGACTGATGGCAAACGCCACGGACAGGTATATCTTCAGCGACACCGGCGATGATGCGCTACATGAGAGTGTAACGAAATTTCCGGACATGTTCGTTTACGCTGATGAAGACAGGATTGCTCTGCGCAGCGAGTGGCAGCACGATGACAAGAAGCTGCCGATGGCGTATTTCGACTTTGGATACTCCGCCGCTGACATCGAGCAATTGTGCGCCGCAGCGAAAAAACACTGCACCACGCAAAATGAACAGTTGCCAAGTTGTGCGAACCGGGTAGAATAGGTATTGTACGATAGATAACATTCTATGCCTATTTCGGCCGTACAATTTACAGTTTTGTTTGTAAGCAAAGCAGACTCGTCATTTGATGAGCCTGCTTTTTTGTTTACAGGAAAGGAAGTGCCTATGAGAAAAATGTTCGAAATCAAATGCAAAATTCCTGTTGCGTTCTATGTCGAGGCAGAAACCGCTGATGAAGCAATCACTACCATTCGTTCTACGCTTTCGGGTAAAAGAATTCCGAACCATGCCAATGTCATCAAAGAAGCTGCAATCCGTAGCCTCGACAATAACATAGCGTGCGAGTTCGATGCCGATAAGAAAGGAAAAAGCAATGAAGCAATTTATTCTTGAAAACATTTACATGAGTGATATGTCTGCCCCGTCCGTTTGTTCTACCGACCGGTTCCCCACATTTGAATCGGCCATGGAAGAAGCCCACAAGCAATTCAAGGAAGAGGCAAAAACTTATCGTAAATCCTACGGAGCTGATAACATCACCACTGAGGAATGCTATCGCGACCTCTACATCAAAGGTCCCGATTTCACGGATTGGTGGACAGTTGTTGAGGTTCCGACTACCGAGGAGAAGAACCACATTAACGCTAACACTTAACCAAATAAGGGAGGTTCATTATGACCGATAACATCATTATGGCTCGGCTGTTCATCGACATGGACGGCACACTCGCTACTTGGAAGCAGGCTGCCTGCTTTGAGGACCTGCTGCAGGAGAACTATTTCCGTGACCTGCCACCGTATCAGACAGTGGTAGACGCGGTAAGAATCCTTTGCAACACACGTCCCGAACTGGACATCTATGTCCTTTCGGCTTTCATGCCGGAGAACCCCTGCTCGGTAGGCGAAAAAAACGACTGGTTGAATGTGTACCTGCCGGAAGTTGACGCGGCGCACCGCATCTTCGTTCCGTGCGGAGAAAGCAAAGCAGCTACCGCCGCCAGACGCCTGAAACATTCCCACATCGACAAAACATTCTTCCTTCTGGACGACTACTCCGTCAACCTGCACGACTGGAAAGAGAAGAACGGCAGCGGCATCAAGCTGCGCAATGGCATCAACGGAAGCACCGGCACTTGGAAAGGTGCATCTGTGAGTCGCTTCAACACGCCGGAAACTCTTGCCAAACTCATTTGGCAGTCTATTTTGGCACACACAAATACTAGAGACTGAAAGCGGAGGTTTCTTTGATGAGCAATAAAGCATATATCGGCTTTGCTTGGGTCAAAGACCGTGGCGAAGCCTTAAAAACTGCGATGGCTTATGTGGAAAGTCGCATGATTCCTGCAAAAGTACAGAAAGATTTGGAAGATTGCTTCTACCAGATTCCTTCTGTACGTGCCCGCTATTACTGCGACAAGAAAGTCCCATACAGCCAGCGCAATATGCAGATGGAAAACCTCGCAGACATGGCAAACCGCTACTGGCTGAAAGCCATGTTCACATATTGCTTTCTCTACTGGGAACAGTATCAACTTCTCGGCATCGTCATGATGCCTCAGAAAGAAGTCTGTGAGAAGTGGCCGCTTTGCGCATTCTTCCAAGATAACCATGACCACACCTTCAACAAATGGGAATCCGGCAATATTCCGTTCTTTATGGATGCTATCGCAAAAGCCAAGACAATCGCACCAGACAACGCAAAGGAAAACATGGACTGTTTCCAGCACAGCAGATGCTATGAGTACATCTACAAAACGCTGGGACTCGATAGCTGGATGCTGGGCCACAATGAAAATGCTCCTTACGAGAGCTTCTCGCTCTGCGGCGTGACGGACGAAATGGACCTCTTCCAGTACATTACGCTGCTCAAAGCCCTGATTAACGACCGCCGCGAAGGTATCGTGACGCAGACTGGGAAAAAGGAGAAAGAACAATGACATTACCGACTAAAGAAACTGTTGAAATGCTTCGCAGCGGATACCCCAATGGGACGCGTGTTCGCCTTGTAAAAATGAATGACCTGCAGGCTCCACCTGTTGGCACGGAAGGCACGGTTGTTGGCGTCGATGGAATCGGCAGCCTCATCATGCTCTGGGACAACGGCTCTGGCCTGAATGTTTTGTATGGCGTGGATGAAGTTGAGAAAATCTGATTTCCACCTTGCATGAACATGCGAACCAAGTATAATGAACATTGTACGATAGATAACATTCATATCGAAAGAGACTTGTGTTTTTCGTACAATCGTTCATAATTCTGCATTCATCTAAGCAGACTCATCTTCGGGTGGGTCTGCTTTTTTGTTTGCAAAACACAAAGGAGAGAAAATGAAATGATTAAGCTGAATACACCCATCCGTACAGAGGTTGACGAAGATTTCTTTATGGACATATCCGATTTCCGTGGTTACGCCCGTAGCATGATGTATCCGGACCCAACTGGTATCGACATGAGTGATGAACTCAACGACATGGTTACCGAAGCTGTAAACAACGGCAAGACCACTCTGGAGGATGCTTTCAAAAAGCTGGTAAAGCGCGACCGCAAAGGTCGTATCGACTACTCCTACAGTGATGGATTCGACGGTTTCCGGTATGGTCAGGAACTTCTGTGCTTCTGCGATACCGAAACTGCCACTCAGTGCCTTGGTATCTAACCAACAAACAAACGGCAACCACTTTCCTACCGCATGGCAATGGCGCTGTTTCACATGCGCTCTGACAAGCATGTACGCACAATTTACGATATCCCGTTTTTTTGTTACGGAGATGTCGCGTTATGTGTATGAACTTACCAATACAAAAAATATCGAGGAGGACTGACAGATGTATCTGCCGCAATTTCAAGAAATTTGTGAAAAGCAAGGATGGGATTTCAAGTGGAGTGATGACGGCGAAAGCGCATATATCACCTTGATGACCCTTCCAAATAAGCACTTGTTTATCGTAAACAAAAACAACTTTGCCAAAGAAGTGACGGCACTCAGCGAAACATATTTACTCGATGAATATGCAAAAACATCCGGCTCTTGTGCTCCGATTTTCTGCGAGGATTTTGCAGTATCTACAGCGCTCAATGCTCTTGCAGCCGCATTAAATGTTGCAGCAGTAGAAGCTAAAACTTGGATTTGCACCGACCCCGATACCTGTCAGTGGCGTCGTCAGGTTGGTGAAACCAAGTTCGAACTCTACGATATCTTTGAAGCGCCTGACAACTACTTTGCAGTTCACGGCGTAGTCGACCCTGCGGAAGACCTGACGCCAAGCGAACTGCACCAGTTGGAAGATTCCTTCGACGGCTTACTGGATAACACCACATCTGAAAGTGAACGTTGGGCTCTGCTTGCAGAAGCACAATTCGAGACCGAAGAATTTTCTGCTGAGCGCGAAGTCTTTGATACTTTTGAAGAAGCAGAGGCATCGATTCGTGCAAAAATCGAAGCCGATAACATCAAGCTCCCAAAGTCCGACCCGAACGACGAAAACGATGAGCTCTGGAAGCTCAGCGATGCGCTCTACGCACGAGATGTGGCAAACGGTGTCGTCAAAACTCGTTTGGATGCAATTCGCAGCCTCGACAAACTGCGCCTTGCTGTCTTCTTAAATGACATTCACAGCAACGTAAAAGACTTTCCTTCCGACAACCTGAGCTGGTGTGACTGGCTCAATAAGCCTGATGATGGTCATTTGTTGGATGTGAAGACTGCTCGATGAAACAAGTACGCGTTAAAGCTGATGATAGCCAAACCATCACTGCTATATATGAATTTCTACACGACTTGGATAATGAGTATAGCAATTTTAGTAAATGGTACTATAGTACAGTCGTTCCCGGATTGGCAAGTGAAAATCGGATAATTTATACTGTTCTGGACGATGGAAAAATAGTTGCCGTTCTAATACTAAAAGATGCTGATGAAAAGAAAATTTGTACATTAAGAGTAGCTGAGCATTACCGATGCCAAGGGATTGCTACAAAATTGCTAAAAATCGCACATCAGGCATTACAATGTACAAATCCACTCATTACCGTTTCATCAATTCATATCAACGAATTTGAATTTCTGCTAAAGAAAAACAGCTTTACCCTTTATAAAAAATACGAAAACTACTACAAGCAAGGAATTGTAGAATATGCTTTTAACGGCTTACTACCTGAAAAGTAAAACGATTGCCGCTTGTCGCAAAATGTGGTATAATAGTGAAGAGGTGATACCATGAAAATTTACACTCTGATTGGCGGCGTGAATGGCGCAGGAAAATCCAGCTTAACCGGCTCTTTGCGTTCTGAGCGTAACGATTTCGGCATTGTGGTTGACCCCGACAAACTAACCATTCAGTGTGGCGGTGACGAATACGAAGGCGGAAAACTCGCTGTTGAGCGTATCGAGCGTGCCTTAATGGACGGTGTGAATTTCACACAAGAGACGACGCTTTCCGGTGGATATCCCAAGCGGCTTTGCAAACGTGCAAAAGAAGCTGGATATTATATTCGTCTGTACTATGTCGGTCTTGATACCGCCGAAGAAAGTATTCGACGAATTCGGAACCGTGTAGAGCGTGGGGGGCATGATATTCCCACTAAGGATGTTAACGCCCGCTTTTCTCACCGTTTTGAGGATGTCCTCAAAATTTTGCCATACTGCGATGAAGCCAAGTTTTTCGATAATGACAATGGATTTGTACTTGTTGCAGAATATCGCAACGGGCAACTTCTTCCTATTGGAACATATCGACCAACTTGGCTCAGTCAACTTCTGAATCAAGCCCAATAACATTTTTGCCGTTCATCTTCGGATGAGCGGCATTTTTTGTTTGCTATACTGTGCGAATGGCATAGAATAGTAACTGTACGATAGATACCATTCTACTAAGGCACATCTTGCATTCGTACAATTCACAATTCTGCTTTAAGGCGGACTTCCAGATTTTTGGGAGGTCCGCCTTTTTGCGTCAAAAAAGGAGATTTGTATGTTTATTCTCGCAAAATCTTTCACCAACAAAAAAGGGGAAATGTTTCTCAAAATCTTTCCGAGGCAGTACCCATCCATTGAAACAGCTCATGCCGCTATGCAGTCGGACTATCAGGAAGAGCTCAAAAAGCGCCACCTCGACCGAAGCGACGAGGAAGCGATTCTCAGCTCGTATTATATCGACACCACTGAGGCAGCTATATATGAGTGTCAGGATTATGCGCCGAATTGGCTGACTGTCTCGGTTTTGTACGCCATCAACGAGGTCGTATAATGCCACGCATTATACGACACGCCACTATCATATAACAAAAAGGAGACCACAAAATGTTTATCGTGATTAAGAGCGAACACTATGATTGCACGAACCTCATCTGCAAGAAGGACACGCTGGAAGAGGCGGTCGCCGCAGTAAAAGACAGTATGGCACAGCGCATCAACAAGAACTATCATGCAGGTCTTACCGGAACTGATATCACGCACGAAAACGAAGACCACTACGGCTTTTCTTTCACCTTCGATGAGAACCGCAACGCTGACAGTAGCGAACCCAGAGCGTATAGCACATATGACTACTGGAATGGGGATGACCAAGAGAGTGTCGAGTGGGTCGTTTACGAAGTCACAACCGACAAGCCCTTCTTTCTTCTTTCTTACGAGGAATACGAAAGCATCGAGCTTACGGGCTTCTACGACAGTTTCGATGAGGCGTTTGAGGAAATGAAAGAGTTGATTGCGGAAAGCGTCAATGATGTCTTCGACGAGGATGCCACGGCCGATGATGTTGAGGATATGGAAGACTACAATGTCTTCGTACACTCTAACAAGGACAGCCAAGACAACGGTGCGCCGCTCGCCTTCGCAAGCTTCTGCGACGATTATCCAAACCGCGAGTGGACTGTTTTCCATATCTAAAATATAACTCTTCGTCGCTCATCCAAGGATGGGCGGCATTTTTTATTTGCTATACTGTGCGAATGGCATAGAATAGTAACTGTACGATAGATACCATCTACTTCAGCGCGTCTTGCGTTCGTACAATTCACAATTCTGCTTTAAGGCGGACTTCCCGATTTTTGGGAGGTCCGCCTTTTTGCATTTATCAGAAAGGAAGGTTCCAAATGACCGTTTACGATTACCGAGAAATCACCCTCAAAGACGACCTGTGCCTCGAAATAAGCCGTGACACGGACATCGAAAACCCACGCGAAAATGACTGCAATGCAGCCACTTTTTACTGTCTCAAAAGTCCTCGCCGCAAGATAGGCGATATCATCGACAGCGCCTACTACCTGAACGAAACAAAGCGGACGCTTGCGAAAACAGGCGAGTATGCCATTCTGCCCATTTATATCTATGAGCATAGTGGCATTGCACTCTGCACGGTTCCGTTCTCTGACATTTGGGATTCTGCCTGCATCGGCTTTGCGGTCGCTAACATCAACGACTTCATGAAGCAGAGAATTTTCGATACTCCCGTATCCCGCTGTGAAGCCATGCACCGCGCCGAGGACTGCATCCGTAACGAACTCGAAGCATACAGTGACTATCTGGCAGGAAATTGCTGGCAATACTGCATCACGGATGAGGACGGCAATGTCGTTGATTCCTGCAGCGGTTTTATCGGCGACGACCTTGAAAAGAACGGTATGCTGAACTATATCTGTGACTACATCGAAGAATAATAAGGAGAATGTATTATGGAAATCACATTAAAAGGCAACAACGGCGAAAAGGTTGTCATTCCCATCGAAGACCTGATTCAGAAATACTGGTCTGACGAAAACAGCAAACCCAACCGCATCGAGATGTCTGCTACGGTTAAAGATGAGACCATCCTTGCCGCCATGACGATTTGCGATGAGAAGGAGGAGAACTACCTGAGTGTTGACCTTGAAAGTCGAAACGAAAAGTTTGACACAGAGGCACTCTGGTGTTCTCTCGAAGCTCCGAACACGCTGAATCCATTCGTGACCGGATACCTGTATTCCGGCAACAACGAAACGGAAAGCGATGATTGGCTGCTTCGCATTGTGGACGGCTATCGGGCAACTGATGACGATTCTCCGCGAATCGTTTTCGCGAACAAAAGAACCGTCAGCGTTCAGGATTTCTGTGAAGAGTCCGAGGGTGAAAACAAGTATAAGCTGTTTGCCGCCACTGAGAAACAGTTTGACCAACCGTTCAGCTACGCCGATTTCGGAACGCGTTTGGAGGAAGCCACGCACGGCTATGTAAAGTATAACAAATCCATGATTGTCTCAAAGGACGAAACTACTGTAAATCGCATTGCGGATATGTTGGATTCAATGGGTTTCGATGCCGTTACCGGATATTTCGACCCTGAGGAAGACAAACGCAGCGGTGAGGTAGATTCTCTGACGGGATACTACTACGTCGATATCTAAAAACAACCAATTATAACAAGGAGTACATTAACATGGAACTGAAACTTTCTTCTAATTTCAGCGGAAAACCCGTATCTGTCGTCGTCCCTATCGAGAAAGTTATCGAGGTGTTCTGGCCGAAAGACGAGAAGCCGCCTATTTCTCTTACCGTATCAACAGTTCTTGGCGCAGACAGTGCCAATGCGGAATTTTCTCTTGGTGAAGAAACCAAAGAGTCCTATCCCGGCATTTGGCTTACGACCGATAACGTTAAAAGCCATCGACACGGTTCTTGGTTTCGCCTCGAGCTGCCGAACGATACCAACGACATCGTAATGGGTCATCTTTACGCCGGTGATGATGATATGGAAACTGACCAGCCTCTTGCCATCATTGCTGACGGTATTCGTGCTGACGGGGATGAATCGAAACGCATCCTTTGGGTCGATGAAGATGTAACATGCGTTAAATCCATGAATGACGATTATCTGAATCGTCAGAAAGCCATCACCGAAAAGCAACTCAGTGACCTTTCTTCCGGAATTTTTCTTCAAAGTTTCGATTATATCGTTTACGGCAAGCGCCTTGCATCCAAATCTGAAAACACTGTGGAGTTCGTGGAAAACACTATCGTTTCCCACAACAGACAGGAGCTTGAGGTGGTTGCAAGCGGTATGGAAGCTATGGGGCTTTCAGTCGAGACGGGTTATTTCGACCCGGATGACGAGTCCTCCGTCGATGTGCCCAAGCAGCTTATCGGCTTCCATTACGTTGTTCTGAAGAAAAATGTCTAAACCATAGGAGGTTTATATGTACTGCAAAACTATCACAAAGGAAATCTTCGATTCCTATATCGCAAATGACTCGGATACCGTTCTGGAAGGTGTTGTCACCAACACTTTCGGAAACACTACTTTTTGGCGCTTTGTACGCGTTCCTTTGGCTAAGGGAGAACATTATGTCGAAGCCCTCTACGCGCAGAGTTCCTTCTCTTTCCCTCTGGCTATGGGCGTAAACCATTTCAGCATTAAGAATGGTCTCGAGTTCATGGCGTTCATCGTTGACCACAAAGAGACCTACTGCAAGTCTGTTGAGTTCGCTCTGCTCTTTGACGATTATAGGCAGGCTGATTCCAACTGGGTCACGGCTGAAATGAGAGAAAAGTTTCTCGCATACATCGAGAAGAACTACACTCCCTCCGCCGAGGTGATGAAGGACAAGAGGTTTCAGTCCCTGACATACGACAACGCCGTGAAGCAGTATGTGTATGACCGGAGCAACGACGCCACTTCGCTCGATGTGATGTTGAAACTTCAGGAGAAATTCGACGATTCTGTTATCATTGATTACCTTGCAAACCCCACCGGATGGGAAGAACGGTTTGCCAAGGCTCTGGAACAGTCTGGAATCTGGGATTCGTTCGCCAAGGAGTTTGCCGAACCTTTTGTGGCATATCTGGTTCAGGCCCGGCAACATCCGGATGCGTTCAGCGCGGACCCTTCTTGCTGGGAAAGCGTCTGCAAGAATCTGATGGCTGCTGTCTAAGACCGCAAAAATGGAGGAAAACAAGATGAAAGTAAAAGGAATGATTGAGTATGACGTTGATACTTTTAAGGTCGGAGACGTCATCGAGGTCAAACTTGCAGATGGTGTAAAGGTACAGGCTATGGCAGTGCAGCAAGAAGAGGACGGCATGGTTTTCTGTCTGGTTGATTGCCTGCCTAGCGAACACCCGATGAACAGCACCAGTACCAATGAAGGAGGTTACGAAGAGAGTGACCTTCGTAAAAAGCTGAATGGTGAGATTCTGAATCTCTTCCCGGCAGAACTCAAGGCTATGATGACTCCGTTTGACAACGGTGACCTGCTCCGTCTGCCGACTGAGAAAGAGATTTTCGGAGAGAACTACTACGGTGAGTATGAAAGCCCGTATGTGAAGCAGTGGAAGCCTATGAAGAAACGTAGAAACCGTATGGCGTTCGATTGCAGCAAGGATGAGAACTTACAGTGGTACTGGCTGATGAACAAGGTCAGAGAATCCGCTACTGGCTTCTCCAGTGTCTACGACGACGGTTATGCGTCCGCCAGCTGCGCTTCTTACTCTTTTGGCGTGCGCCCCGCTTTCAAACTCAAGAACCATTAACGCTTTTTGCACAAACTTTTCTTGACCTTTTGTGCGAACGGCATAGAATAGTATTCGTACGATAGATACTATCCACAGGGACGCTATTTGCGTTCGTACAATTTACAATTCTGCTTTAAGGCGGGCTTCCTGATTCTGGGAGGTCCGCCTTTTTGCGCTCAAAAAAAGGAGTGTATTTGAAAATGGCGAACAAAGCAACCAGTACCACTTGTACTTGTCATTCATGCGACAATCCGTACTTTGTACGGGCACAAATCATCGCAAAAAGTGCCGGTAGTCCTGCGTATCGGTTCGGCATCGATGAAAGCGTAAGTCTCCCGGGGAACCAGCATGGCTTTGTCAGAGACATACTTGACGGCGGAAAGATATATGTCGTGCAGATGTTCGAATCTACCGAATACCGCTGCTATGCGTGGCTCGATATAAGACCGGAATACGGATACAAAGACATCGGTTCCGTTTACGGAAAGCCGAACCCTTACAAGCCGCTTCCGGTCAGCAACTACAATCACACGGTTCGATTTTTGCTGGGTTTCCTGTACTTCTATGATGTTGACTTGACGCCCGGCTATCAGAGCCGTTACGCCTGGAATGAGGCTCGAAAGGTCGCATATCTAGCCGATATTTTCGCAGGAAAAGATGCCGGAGAAATCGTATTTCAGGAAATTCCGTCGTCTGACCCACAGCCAAAGTATCAACTTATCAAAGGCGAGCAGGAAGCCATCACCCTTCGAGAGTTTTACGAGAATCGGCTTTTGTACAAAAAAGCATGCTACAACGACATTCGTGCAGATGATATTTTCTGGTTCAGACAAACCATGCTGCGAATGATTGTCTACAACGCAAAACACGAACCTTCCACCAAGCACGAAGACATTGCGATTATCGGCAGGATTCTTTTCGGAAGATACTAATACAAAAAAGGAGAATATTATGAAAATCCAAAAAATCAACACAGGCATCATTATCACCAAAACCGCGAAGCAGCCGAGCTCGAAAATCGAGTTTTCTCTGGATGAACTCGATGCGCTTTCGGAGTTCTGCGAGAGGTTGCAGGACGAAAAGGATATCAGAGAATACCTCAACACTGCGGTGACTATTCCGGATTCTGCCGAGGTATCGGCTCCCATTGCCGCCAAGTATCTGCGCGATGCAGCCCTCTTTGAGCAGCTCGTGGACGAAACCAGACGGAATCAGGAAGAAAACCAGAGCGATTTCCTCACTGCCGTCAGCGAAGCAGTTGCTTCTATCGAAAAAAGCCGCGATGTCAAAGAATGGCATGGTTTGACGAAGGAGACTGCGGAGCGTTTCGCTCGTGAATTCATGGCAGAACGGAATCCCGGTCGTTGGTCGGGGTTTGGTGAGGTTCCTGAAAGTGTCAGTCTTGACCCCCTCAATTTTCTCATCAATGACATTTATCCCAAAGGCAACAAACCCGCCCTTCGTATGCAGCTTATCAGCGTGACCTATCCCAGCCTTCACAGAGTTTGTGAATGCAGCATTATCGAGGATGGTGTTGACCTGTGGGCCCGCCGTACGCTGGATTCCATGACAGCCGGAACTGTCGAGGATTTGGTAGAGACTGTTCTGTATGTGGCACGCATGTACGAGAGAAGCAAGTGCTTTGAACGCATCTTTGTAAACCACATTCAGATGGAGAAATCGGAATACGATGTTCTTATCCGCCATCTCAATGACCCTGACAGCATCAACGACGAGTATCAAATCAGTGATGTCGTATTTGCCGCAGACAACACCATTGTTTCCGTCCTTTGGAAAGGAAACAGCAAAGATGGTGTTTCTGGTATGGTAACGCTTGCCATGAACGGCAAGACGGTATACAAGACAAAGAACACCAAGACATTCTGCAATCATTGGGTCATCCCCTATAACGGTGCCGAATATCATGTTCTTGTCGATGTACTTCCAAAGAAAACCGTTCTGGAAGAAACTATATATGTCAACAAACCGTATGCTGAGCGCATTAAGAAGTACCTTCGCGGCGCGGAAGTGCAAGGCGATGGTTCTTCGCTGAGCAAGACTGCGAAATTCTCCGATGGGTTTGAAATGGACATCCGCTGCTGCGGCGGCAAGGACGATTCTTGGACTGAGGCTATCCTGTACGATAATACCGGCAAGGAAGTTGTCGCCACTGAACCCTGCGATGCCTTTACCGGCTGCTGGGAATTGAAGGACGAAGACACCAACACGGTATATCGCGCCCATGTCATGACAAAATCGAACATCAACTAACCAATAGCATTCAGCCGTTCGCCTTCGGGTGGGCGGCATTTTTTCTTGCCAAACTATGCGAACGGCATAGAATAGTTATTGTACGATAGATATCATCTACTAAGGCGCAATCCTGCGTTCGTACAATTCATAATCTGCAAACATTCAGGCAGACTCATCTCCGGGTGAGCCTGCTTTTTTGTTTGCGAACGACAAAAAGGAGCTTTGCAATGAAAACATTTATTCTCGAAAACATCTACATGAGCGATATGTCCGCACCGTCCGTTTGTTCTACCGACCGGTTCCCCACATTTGAATCGGCTATGGAAGAAGCCCACAAGCAATTCAAGGAAGAAGCGAAAACTTATCGTAAATCCTACGGGGCTGATAACATCACCACTGAGGAATGCTATCGCGACCTCTATATCAAAGGTCCCGATTTCATCGATTGGTGGACAGCTGTTGAGGTCCCGACTGCCGAGGAGGAGGACTAATGAGCACACCAAGCTTTATCGGAGTTCTTTGCAAAGAAGGAATCATCAAGTTCGTCTATTGCCATTCTGATGGCTACCCGTCTTATCTTGGTAAGATGCTTCTTGAGCATTACAACACCCCGGAACTTGCAACAGCACTCGTTGGCCTTGGAAGTCTTTCGATGGTTCGTGAGCGTCTTACCCCGGACGAGGGAGAAACGCACGGATTTGATACACCTGTTCGTCACGGTACTAAAGGAGGCGTAACAACTGCCTATCATCGGGACAGAGGCGATGACTTGGAAATCGACAGCGTAGTAGTCGATACTCCTGTTGTTCTGAAAAACGCTGAGACTCTATTCCTGAACATCCTCAAAGAGGAAAACATCACCTATGGTTATCTGTACAATATTGCAGATAAACTCTGGTATGCCGCTGATACAGTTCAAGACAACAGCTTCTTCGTTCTGGACGAGAACTTCATTAACGCTCACACTTAACCAAATGGGAAAGAGTCCGTAAACAACAGCAAAACGGCTCTGGAGGATGCTTTCAAGAAGCTGGTCAAACGCGACAGCAAATGTCGTATCGGCTATTCTTGCAGCGATGGGTTTGACGGTTTTCGGTATGGTCAGGAGCTTCTGTGCTTCTGCGATATCGAGACTGCAGCTCAGCGCCTTAGCATCTGACACCTATACCACAAACCTGAAACCATTCAAATAAAAAGGAGTGCCATACCATGAGTTACGGTTTTGACATGGGCTTTGCGCAGGCGAACAGTTTGCAGGAAGCCATGACGATTGCGCTGGAATACACGCAATCGCAAATGACCGAAAAGAACATCAGAAAAACTATCAGGGATAATCGGTATTATATTCCCTCGGTTCGTACCGGGTACATCGAAGATGAGGAGAACAAAAACCGCAGAGCCGATGTACTTGCGGATACCGCTGACCGGTATTGGCTTGAGGCATTGTTTACCTTCCGTTTTCTGTATTGGGAAGAGCACAAGCTGCTCGGTATCATCATGATGCCGCCAGAAAGCGCAAGCGAGAAATGGCCGCTAAGTGTATATTTCCAGAACTCCTGCGACCAGGATTATCCGTTTTTCGAATGGAAGGAAGGCAATATCCCGTTCTTTGCGAACGCCGCCGCAAAAGCCGAAAACTATACGGCGGAAGAAATCCGCGCAAAGTTCGACTACGAAATAGAAGATGAAAACCTCGAATATTATCGGCGCAATACTTGCTACAATGATATTTTTGAGGCACTCGCCCTCGAATCGTGGCTGTACAATCATTGCACGAATGTGCCGTTCGTAACTTTCGCTTTGCAGGGGATTCAGAACGAAGCCGAGCGATACCGGTATCTGCAATGGCTGAAAGCCGAAATCAAGTAGTTGATACTTGCCACAGTGTGCGAACCGCATAAAATGGTAACTGTACGATAGATACTATCTAAAGCACAATTCGTGTTCGTACAATTCACAATCTGCAAATAAGCGGACTTCTCGATTTTTGGGAGGTTCGCTTTTTGTTTTAGGATGAAAGGAGTTTTTATGAGCAACCCGAAAAAAGCGGTTTCTCCGGTCGATGAGTTTATCAAAGTTTTCTATGAGATGAGCGCCCGATACGGTCGCAGCGAACTCTGGTATGACTACATCAATATGCACGCCATTGCACTTGCGAACACCTGTGATTTGCGGTGCAGAGACACAAGAGAGGAACAGTACAATGCCATCGTCCAGAAATACGATGAAAAGACCGTACAGCAGTTTGCGGTGCTTACCGCCATCACAATGACCGCGCTCTTGGAAAACCCTGAGCAGGATTTTCTTGGCACCGTTTACCATAATCTCGGATTAAGCAAAAGCCGAGCCGGGCAGTTTTTCACGCCGTACAATGTCGGACAGATGATGGCACGCATGAACATGCCGGATTCTTTCGTTCTGGACAAGACCCGTATCTGGCGCGTAAACGACCCATGCTGTGGTGCCGGATGTCTGCTTTTGGCGGGGTACAATGCAATGCGCGAGCAGTTGGAATCCACTGACCCGGACTGGGACAAGTATGTTTTGTTTGTAGCGCAAGACATTGACCCTCTGGTCTGCAAGATGTGCTACATCCAGATGTGCTGTATTGGCGTTCCGGGAGTTGTCGTAGCAGGTAACTCTCTGTTCCCGGACGCAGAACGGGAACCGACAGATTTTTGGTTCACGCATAAGTATTTTGCTTTGGACGAGAAAGCCCTTGAAAATACATACCAACAGACAAAGGAGTAATGACAAATGCATATGGTAACCAAAACCTACCAGCTCCGCGATGGCGAGAAGCTGACTGAATTTTATAATCGCATCGACTGGAAGCCGCTGTTTGAGTTCGTCCAACGCTATTACGGTATCGGCGTTGAGCAGCTTCCTGTACCATGCCTCAAACCCAATGGTCGCATCGAGGTGAATTGGCCGGAGAATCTGCGCGA